GCGCTCTACGAGACTAGATATCCTATTGGTGCTAGCACTAGGACTTGAACCTAGAACCTCCTGATTACAAATCAGACGCACTGCCAATTGTGCTATGCTAGCTGTTTAAAGTATGAAGCAATAACAATGCGTCTCTCTTTATTTCAATCTCAGGAAACTTCTCTACTAATTCAGGATTAAAAGGCGCAGTAATAATATGCCATCCGTTAGGAGTTTTATATCTAAAAAGTTCATAAACTCTTGAGAAGCTGGGCGGCGGCTCTTTTTCATTATCCCAATCAATCAAAAATAATGAGTGCTTTCTACATTCTGGATTCATTAATGCGCTACAAAAACTATCATGTATATTCCTATAGAACTTGTCTATTTCCGCTACTGACTTTAAATCTAATTGTTTATGTTTAAAATAAGTGATAGCTCTTTCTATATTTCTTTCATTAACACACATATAAAGTCTAACATCTGGATTATTAATATAATGTTGATGTTCTAATAATTGAATTATATTTTTTTCTAATGAGATAGGGTCGGATGAAATAAGTTTAGAAACCCATCTTCTAGATCCTTTATTTGTGTTTGCCATTCCTCTATTTATTAACATGGAAACTCTATAACCATTAGTAAAGTTATGGAATTTTTCTATTATTTCTTGTGCTTTTTTTGCAATCATAATTATCCTTTATTTGGTGCTAATAGATAGAATCGAACTATCGACCACAGAGTTATGAGTTCTGCGCTCTGCCACTGAGCTACAGCCCCAGTAATTATTTGCTTTTTCTATACATTTTTTACATATAAAATATATATCTTCTTCATTTCCATTGAAAGATATACCGCCACCAGCTATTTTTGCTTTTTCATTTTCAATATCATCATAAGAAATAAATTTACCGCAATCAGCGCATGAAATAGTCATATTTAATTCTCCATTTAAATTGGCGACTCTATTTGGAATCGAACCCAAATCTCCACCGTGACAGGGTGGTGTTATAGCCATTATACTATAGAGCCAAATTCAATCTATTCATACGGATCATAACCACACTTTTCACATTTTCCTGTTTTAATATAATACATAAAACATATACTTAAAAGAAACCACCATCCGCTAAATCCTTTGAAAAAAACTAACCATCCTGTTATTCCTAAGATAATTAAATTAACTAAAACCACTAACACACTAACAAAAAATTTAAGTTCATATTTATTCATAAAATTTGTTCATTATATATATTTTCTGGTAGAACCGCGTGGAGTTGAACCACAATCTATACATTATCAGTGTATTGCTCTACCATTGAGCTACAGTTCTACTTATTTGAATCATAAATTTCTTGTCTTTTTAACCAAAACTTTTCAGTTCCCGCACCTGCTTTTTCAAGTTTACGCGCATAAACCGGTATAATATTCATATCTCCATTGATAATCAAATTAATGCAATTAATATGAAGACCAGATATAGCACTTAAGCAATGCCTGGTCATTACTCTCTCATCAAGCCAGTCTCTCAAAGTTTCACCAGGATGAGATACTTTATTTGGATTGTATAGGAGTTTCATATTTAATCATTGCTTGCTTATAATCATTAACTACATGAGCTATGGCTTCGCCAATACTTTTACATCCCCATGTATCTATCATTAACATTATAGATAACACACCTATTACTGTTCCTAATCTCATTTCTTCTTCCTGTTATATATCATTTACTTCATGCAATAATTGTGGATTACATAGGTATAATTTTCCATCAGGTCCTAATCTAAATTCAATTGAGAATTTAAGTACAGTATTTTTATTTCTATTGAATAATAAATTTAAGATTGTTTCCTTTATCCCTTTTAATCCACGACTTATTAATACACCATCTGTATAAAATGCCACATTAATATTTTTGAATTCTGAATCACAATTATCGCATTTCATTTCTTCTTCCTTAGGCAGATTATGAATCTATTGTTTTACCATAATCACAGTAATTATTTGCTTTTTCTATACATTTTTTACATATAAAATATATATCCTCTTCATTCCCAGTAAAAGATATACCACCACCAGCTATTTTTGCTTTTTCATTTTCAATATCATCATAAGAAATAAATTTACCGCAATGAGCACATGAAATAGTCATATATTTTTCCTTCTAAAAAAGGAATATAATCTTTTGTTATTAATTTTTCACCATATAATGAACCATCATGCCCAAAAACTTTAGGAGATAAATGGTATTTTAATCCTTTTCCAAGATAGTTAGGTTCTTTAGATTCATTTGGCAACCAATATAATGAAGTAGACATATCACTTCTTCTTCCTTTTTTTCTTAGACAATCCTGCCTTAGACAGAGCAATTGCTATGCTTTGTTTTTGAGGTTTACCAGCATTCATTTCTGTCTTGATATTCTCAGACACAACTTTTCTACTACTTCCTGATTTAAGCGGCATTTTTATTCTCCCATTTGTCTTTCTTATTAAGAAAGACAATTAAAACACAAACATTGAACGATGCAAAGGAATTCGCTTCATCAGCATTTCCTACAACAAATATAATCCCAGCAGCTGAACTTTTTAGGTTTTTCTTCTGTTGGAGCATTATTCCTAGCGACACTTACTTCGTATTTAGTTTCAGGTTTAGTTTCAGGATGCGTAGTGACGATAGATGTCATAGGCATAGAAACAGGAGCAGCCGTCACAAAGGTAGGATTGTTAATCGTTATATGAACAGCACCAATACTTGCCTGAGAACGCTCGAAGAATCCATAAGAATGTCCCATTCCCATAAATTCTTTGTCATCTGAAACTATACGAGGCAAACCTCCAGGTGTTCTCGATCTAGTATAAGTTGGTCTCGTTGAAGTGGATTTTTTCATACTTACTCCTTGTAGTTTGAATTATCTATAAATTTAACAATTTCATTTTCTATATGTTCTTTTAATGCATAGAATTTTTCAGCATCAATATCTCCTGGAATTGTGCAAGCTGAATCATCACTTATTACATTTCTACCTAATAAAATTGTATTTTGTTTATGCTCATTTCCTATCGTTAAATTAATATATATGTGCATTATTCATTTCCTTCTATATAGTTTCATTGTACGATATTTAATCAAGTTTGTTTTCAATCTCTTTAGGTAATTCAGGCAATGGCATCCAGTGAGATGCTTCATACCCTACATAAGATTCTCCAGTAGACCATGTTGGCCCCCAATAACCTATTCCTGTAATTCCTACATTAAATTTAGCTGCTCTCACATCTCTGTAATTTCCATTAGTATAAACTATTAAATAGGTTCCATCTTTTTCAGGCAATCTATCTTTTACATTTATCCAATTATCATAAGTAGAATAAATAAGAACATTAGAGACTTGATTATTTTTATATGCAGCTTCATATTCTGAAGGAATATATTTTTCTGCTATTATATATTTATTAGAACATTTAGTCATAAAAAAATCCCCATACCTAAGATGGGGATAGAATACATGAACAGTATAATTTTGTCAAGAACTTAACTAGAGCAACTATTGCTAGAACATGAATTAGATGAGCTGCAACTGCTGCTTGAACTACAGCTATTATTTGAATTATCAGTACAACTATAGGATGAACTAGAAGAATCATCTTGATAGGATTTATTATTGTTGTTAAAAATAGAATAAGCAACCATCGCGGTAACAATTAAAAAATCATCATCATTATACGGGACATTATATCCGGTTCCATGACAATAATGGCGGCTACCTTTATCAATGATAAGATTACATTTTTTACATTTCATTTTCACAGTATTAATCCTTAATAAAAAAGAGAATTTGTTAAATAATTTATAAGATCTACCACCTGCTTTTCATTAAGCTCTATAGTTTTAAAGCCTTCATTATCAGGAAAATTAAAATATAAATCTTTATCTTCTTCTCCTTTAATAGAGAAACAAACAGCTTCTCCCATGTCATATCGTTTACCTAATGTTAGTGTGAGTTTTTTCATAAAAATAATTCAGTTGTTAATATCTCATCTATATTTTTATCTAATTTATCTTCTGGTATAGCAGGAATATTTTTAGCCGGTGATATTGATATCATATACACATTTTCTCTTATCCCTCCGCCCATTGCAGCCCTTAAATCTATTAAAATATTAGAATACCTTAAAATTGTTTTAATAATATCTCTCTTATATAACTTCCAAAAGTCTAAAGGAATATCAATAAATTTTACAGCAAGTGGAAATTCATCTATATCAATTTTTTGCACTTCCTCAATCAGTGATATAAGTCTATTTTCTACATTTTTATCCATCATTCCCACCCTTCTATTTCTTTGATGATAGCGTCCATTTCTTCCATTCTTTTCTCTATTTTTTTTAGTTCAATTCTATTTTGATATTTAGAAATAATTTCTGACAAGTAGATGTTTTCATCGCAATTGAACAATCTTTCAGATTCTATTCCTGGAAAAAATATTTCCACACATGTTGAACCAAAGAAAACATAAGATTTTTCAATTATTATGGAATTATTTTTTTGTAAAATTATTTTATCCCATCCCTCGCATCTATCATTATCAATCTCATTCGCTATCTTACGGATAAATGGACGTATTGGATCTTTAAGTTTATCCGCATGTTTTTTACAAGCTTTAACTTCTTTATTTTCCGCGTAAAAACATTGTGAAGATTCGGCACATCCATATACAAAACAATTAAAATATGGATCAGATTTCTTCTTAAACGGCCACATTATTGATTTCCTTTCTTATTTGCTTAACTTGTTCTAAAGTATTTTCATATAAAATTTTTTCACTGTCATTCATGACAGTAGTATCTAATCTCATAAAATATAAAGGAATATTTAGAGGATGATCTACTGCTCTATTTAACATGTACATACAAGTCATTTGTATAGCTTGCCCTATTTTTTGTTCTGATATTTTAACTTTTTTAATTTTAAACGGCCACACAATCAATCCTCATAATTTACAAGACATGACTCTATTATTTTTTCTATAAATTTATAACATATATTTTCTTTTACATAATATTCTTCCGTATCAGTTTTAGGCTTTGATAAGTAAGACCAAAAATCAACATCAAAGTTAATAGTTCCGCCACTATCAATATTCCAAGAAGGATTACCATCACAATCTTCTTTATCTACTAAATCGCCGAGTGCAATCTGATTATGTTTACTACAAAAAACTAAACATTCACGTCCATTTTCTGGTAATTTGTTTAGACAGCTTATCCATTCTATGGAATATTTAATATTTTTCATATTCAATCCTTAATTGCTTCTTGGAGGAAGGATATTAGATTTTTAACTTCTTCTTCGCACATCCATTTGGGTATAGAAATTAGTCATTCCATACTCCTATTATGTCTTTTTGAAGCTTAGCAAGTCCCGCATAGTTTATTCCTGGAAGATCATACCCAAGATGGCCAAATATAGTCCATTCCAATGGTTCTGAATAACCACAGATAGCTCCTTTATATCTAAATTCATTAAATTTATCTCCATTGTAATATATTTTACGTTTAATCTTACAGAAAATATAAGCTTTATTTCCATTTCTTAATTTACAAAATTCTCCATTTTCTATATGAAATATATTATAGAGTACTTTACCTTTCGGATTACAATATTCTTCTATCCTCATCCTTTCCATTCCTCTATGATGTCATATAAAGACTCTTTATCGGTTAGATATTTCCCTGATAAATCCCAACTAAATGCATCTAAACTATTTATACGAACACCCCGAAATATTTCCTGATATTCATAATAGATATAAGCCGTAGTTCCATCTCTCAATGTCCAAAATGAATCCACACGAAGATTAAGTTTTGGTTTTTCTAATTCTTCAATCTGATCGTTAACAAGATTATCTATTCTTTTATTAGTTCCATTAATATCTTTATGAATCTTATTAACAATAGCTGCCAATTCATTTATTCTATCATCAAACTTATTGACTTTGACTTCCAATTCAACTAATCGTTTAGATAAAGTAATTTCAAGCATAATTTAATCCTTCGAAATTAATTGCACATTTGTCACATGAAGCGAATCTTCTTTATAGCAAGCACAGAAAGAGAGCTCAATTCTATTTATTTTTCTTTTAAATAAAAATTTAATAGATTGCCATAAACCTCTCCAGCCATATGAGATAACATTACCTCCAAAAGGCATAATTAATTTAAATTCATTCCAATTTTTAGTAATTTTAGGCAAAGTTTCCATAATTTAATACTTCTTCTTTAGTTCTTTAATTATATATTTTATATTTTTAATTCTATATTTGGTAGCAGGAGTACGATTTACACGTACCGCACGGACAGGATATGAACACCCCACTCATCCGCGTGATGAGACGTCCTGCTGTTGTTTGGCGGCATAGGCACCCATTTCAGAGTGCTTAATGGTAGCTTCTCCATCCGCGCCGTCGCGTCTAAGGTAGGCCAGGTTAAACTGGTAGCCATTCGTAGCAACTACTAGATGTGTCTATTAAGCTTTTCGCACCACATCGCTATGCCATTAACTCTTCTACTATATCTAGATGATGACCGTGTCCGAATTGTATATATAAAGGGATTATTCCATTTTCTAGTAAGTAATCGACATAGTCACCATTTTTATGTACATAAAACCTTCCATCATCTTTCACATGATAAATATATTTTACCCATTTTATCATAGTACATATTTCACCAGCATATCTACAAAAACACTCTGTTCCGTCTCTTGTTTTGTAATATTTACCTGCCGATATTTTCATAATCTCTATGCCATTGTTTTGGTGGTCACCGCTCCTTATAGGCGACCTTTGTACGTTAACAAAATCTTATTCTACCATCATGGTTTTTAACAACATCATTAACTAATTTATATAAATCATCTAAAATACGTTTTGTGTATCCATCATCATCAATTGATATTTTTTTAAATCCTCTTCGTAAACAACGTAATTCTTTCAAAAGTTCTTTTGAATTTCCAGTCATTAGGTCTTTTCCACCTATTTTTCCTTTCAATGTATATGAACCTTCACAATCAGAATGAAAGACAAGATTGGGAAAATTAATTGACATTACTTGATAAGCCCAGTCATATTTTAGATGTTGAATAAAATCTGCAAAATCTAACTTTCCTCCACTTATAATAAACGCTACAAATCTAATCCTACTCAATCCTGAATATGGATAGTGGTATTCATATTTAGATTTAGAATATATACTTAATCCCATATTATCCCTTAATACAAATTAACTGTTTCAATGTATAAACTATTTCAACTAAATCACTTTGGTTAGCCATTACTTGGTCAATATTTTTATAAGCCTCTGGTATTTCATCTATTACACCAATATCCAGCGACAACATCTTCGCCAACTGGAGGTAATTTATCTTTTACGCTTATCCACATTACTTATTCTTCCTTCCCATAATCACATGAGTGGCATTTATTTTTATAAACAACACGATATTCATGCCCATTACTGCAACTATAATCGATAGTGGTATCATTTGGATCATGATAATGATGTTTTCCATCTTCATCATAGTAATCACCAACTCCCATACAAGTTACAGCTCCATAACCTGAATATAGTTTGCTCTTTAATCCTTGTTCTTCGCATATTTTACATTTCATTCTTAAAATGTCCTTAAATACTTTAAATAATCTTCTATTTCTTTGTATTTTCTGAGTCTTGATTCATGTATTTTAGTTTTATCATTTTCTAGTTGAATTATATATTTATCTTTACTACACATTGGACAAGCGTACGCACCTCTTTCTAAACTATTATATTTAATATTACATCTCTCGCATTTTATCCAATATTTATGACGGCAAGGATATAATTTATGATAATCGCTATGTTCATCATTGCAACGACATAAATGCTCATTCTCATTTTTAAAGCATCTCTTATTATAAATTTTTAATAACAAAACAGCAGAAAAACCTAAATATAGACCAATTATTAAAATAAATATAATAAAATAAATCATATAAAACCCCATTGAGATAATGCCTGTCTTTCCAGGCTGTCACAGGGAGGATGCGTCTCTGTTCCTGTCACATACATTACGCTGCATCCCTAAGCGCCGGTCGTTAGCTGCCTCATTCCGGTATGCGGAGATTTAAAGACCCTTTAGGTTCAGTCACACCCAGCCGCTAAATTAAATAATCCTTATTTTATATATATGATGATCTGTTAATATATAGAAAATAACAATTTTTATATATGATAAAACCCCATTGAGATATCCCGACCCAGAGTTGGTTAGTCGGAAATATAATAGTCGGTAGTAATTTGTTCAGCTATTCGGTTAGTCAGTTCTTCTCAATTAAAAGTTATCTTAATCGGAGTTCCTCCAAGCGAAAAGGCACTTGGAAACCCTTAGTATGTCGCGTTTGACCGCTCCGCCAACGATCCATACAGATCGTATGGGATTTGAACCCATGAATGACTTTCGCCATAACATATTTAATAACAGTTTAACAAACTGCTGTATAAGCCGAACTTATACTCTTTGCTAACGAGACTACGTAATCTCTACGTTTTAAGGCAACGAGCAAGCCTTTCTCTGAACGCATCGAGATATCTCAATGGAGTCTATCAAAAATAATAATTAATATAAAAAATATAATTCCTATAAATTGAATTATTAATGCAATAGTTGTAATTATATCTTGAATATTCATTATTAATAAATCATATGATAACAACCTATACTAGCGACTATACACAAAATTAAAAGCATAAAAGATGCCATTATTATTGTACAAGCCATACAAATCATCATTATTTTATCAAATTTTTCTTGTTTCATATAGTTAATTGTTTATGGAATTTTCTAAAAATGAAATTAATTTTTTAGCTTGATCATTACAAAAATGGCCATCTGAGAGAAATAAATCAAAACTATAATTTTTGTTATTAACAAAAATTATAGTATAGAAATTTTCATTACACGAAGAAATTAAATTAACATGTATATTTTCATTAATTTCTTTTTTCATAATTAACCCTTTTATTCTTCCCCAACCAGCTGACAGTAAATCTCATTCGCAATCTTTTTCTTCCTGTCCAATAGGTCCATTTCATCTTTGATATAGATTAAAGATTCGAGACTGAAGTTCTTTTCTGAACAGTTTTCAATAAACTTTTCTTGGAGCTCTTCTTTCTCAGAATCTATAGAAGCGACCATTAAGAGATATTGCTTTTTGAGCTTATTCAATTTTGAGTTGAACTTATGTTCAACATCATCCGTTTTCTTTTCCACAATAATTGACCTAAGATTTAATCCTTCAGCCACTTGCAATTGTTTATCATTTTCGCTCATTCTAAATATCTCCGTTAAAGTAAAAGTAATTTTCGTTTATATTCTTTCCATATATTTCTGGCCATATCGAATGACCAGAATAATGGTTGAACGTCTTTATATTCTCCATATAAATAATGCATTTTATCTTGTAATTCGTGGCCTTTTTCTGGAGAAACACTGTTATCTCTTTGCGTCATCAAAGCATCATACTTCCTTAGATATTCGCCTATTCGCACATATTGTTTTATGGTTAGCATAATTAGTCTTTCTTGACAAAATCACTCATAACAGTATGCTCTACTTCGATCTCACATGTCCAATTAGCTTGCTGTATAGCGGCGTCTATAAGGCGCAATTGACGTGAGTGCCAATCTATCTCTTGTGTTACTTGAGATGCTGTAAGCTTAGGAACATGCGCTACAATGTCATCTAAACTGTCGGTAACTCGTTGACGACCGGCTTTTACTTCATACAAAGCTTTCTCATCAATCTTCTTCAGAACATCAACCTTAAGCTGTAGCTCTTTACGGCGTAATAGTGCTTCTGCTAGTTTTACTTTCATTGGGTTCTCCTTTTTTAAGTTAAAAATTATTACAAAATATTCAAAGTGAGCTTATTGTCTTTGATGGTAGATAGGCCTTTAATATTATCCATTGACTCCATTTCATCTAATCCAATAGAAGTTTCGCCAAATCGGCTAATAAGAGCTTTATTGACATTCAATAAGTTTCTATAAGCGCTTAGTAAAACCTGTTCTTTCTTGCTACCTTTGTTTTTATCATCGATAATTGAATTGACATGCAATTTAAATATGTCCATTAATTCTTCTGTATTTATTTCTTGTTCCATATAATATTTTCCTTGTAAATTGGTGGGAATAGATGGAGGTTAAACATACTATTTTGGTGGCAGCCTGGGAAAGGACTAATAACCCATAACTGCCAAAACCCATTATCCACTATAATATAATATTGTCAAGAAGATATTTAGGATTTATCCAAAGTTATCAACTTATTTTCTATGAGATGGATTAGAATCTTAGCTCTAGCATTAACCTCTGTTAATTCTTCTTCATCATCGCAATCAATAAAACCAGATTTACCAATTCCTTCAATCATGGAACCTGCTCCTCGTGGTCCCCATTGGAAGTAATATTGGCAATAAGAATCATTCCAACCCTGCGCCCATTCATTAAATGAATTTCCTATAATTTCTCCTAACTCAGAAGCTGTAAAGGCTGACCATGTAAATGAATAATCATTTTTGTACTTATTCTCAGTAATATCATAATTAGCATTCTCACTTAAATACCAATAAAACAAACTATCCTGCTCAACACCCAATTCCTTAAGCTTCTTGGCTAGTTCAAGAGATACTACTTGTGATTCAAGTTTCATTTACTTTTTCCCTAACTAATTTATCTTTAGATTCTATTGCTGCAAAATATCTTGCTCTAGCTTTTTCAATAGCTATATCAGCTTCAAATCTCTTTTCTGTAGTATCTAATGAAAATAAATTAATCATTCCTAAAGCCTTAAGATGATTATATGCACTGTCAAGTTCTTCATATACTTTTTTTACTTTTTCTTTTTTATGCATACGTCATACTCCTGTATTGGATCTATTGTGCCTATATTAGCTTATCGCTTCCGCTTCTTATTTTCTTCCCATAATTCATATATATATTTAGGAATACTCTTTCCAACTAAATCATTGCATTCGTCATATCCATCTTGTGGAACTTTTGAAATTATCTCCTCAAATACATGATTATTCCCAGGATATAACCAGCATTTATAAATTACTCCATCATTACAAAGAACAATAAAATATTCTTGGCCATCTGCTGCATAATTAATATTAGATATTTGAATTATCTTTCTCATGTTTTCCCTCATTAGAAAATCTTATTAGCTTCCCTTATTAAATCAGTATATACTCTAGAACGCCTTAGAACTTCGTCATGGTTACTAGGATCACATCTTTCAAACTCATATTCAGCTTTTTTCAATTTTCTTCCAAATTCGTAAGCTCTAGGATGCGTTCCCTCTTCTATAATGGATAAAACCCTTTCCTCCATTCTTTTATACACTCCTCCATCATAATCAATCATATGATATGCCATAATATTTTCCTTCTAAAATTTGGTGACCTACCAGGGAGTTGCACCCAAGAACTGATCTCAACAGCATGATCGCTTTACTAGTTAAGCTATAGGCCATTAACGTTTAAATATTGGCATCTTCTTCAATTCTGAAACCGTTTTGCCAACATAATCTTTATTTGTTTCTTCCCACTTTTTTTCAAACCACTTCTTTTTTTGTAAATTTTTAACCTTTTCTAATTCATTAATCTTATTGTCATATTTTTTTAAATTACGCTTAAGTTCTCTCTTTCCTTTATAGAAAGGAATTAAATTTGTATATCCATAATTTTTAGACAAAAGTTTTTCGTCAAAATTTGAAGTTATCTCACCAATCCCATATTTATTATTCATTGCATTTAAAAAAATAATTTTTCTATTAAATCCTATTACTTTAATCTTACCTATATATTTAACATTTATGTATTCTTTATTTCCTTCACAAGTAACCCATCCTTTGATCAAATTATTATTATATTTATGTTTGCCTACAACTTCAATAACTTCAGACCGGCCAATAAAATGATGTAGGTTAGGATGCAATGTTTTAAATACTATCTGGCCTTTCTCGAATTTATTCGTATGAGTCTTCATTACATATGCATGGCGATACATGTTATTCTCTCATCAATTAACAAAAAAACTCTTCTGCCCATCTGAAAGTTCTTTAACTTCATCATCCACATAAAGATTTCCGCAGAACAAAACAGCCGGTATCCAAATATCATTCTCCTTTTTTGATTCTTCTATTATTTTATAAAAATAATTGTTTGTAATCTCAGTAGACGTTGTGAATGTAACTTTTATTAATGAATAATACCATTTATGAGGCAACCTAAGGTCGACCATATCCATTATTTTATTCAGCTGTTTATCTGCTACAAATATATCCATTATATATTGCATTTTATTTTTCCTTAAATTTACCTATTGCCATAGGAAGACTAATTAACATAATAAAAATTAACATTAATAAAAAAAATAAACAAATTATAATCATTATTGTTTCCATATCACTCCTTATTACACTGATCGCACTTTATTGTGCTTCTATCTTGTAACCCTTGTGTAAGTTCTCCAAATCTTAATTTACTAAAAATAAGGGGGATTTTTAAAATTTCTCCACTTCCATTACACTTACTACAAACTAATGGATAGCATTGTTTTAGATGAGCTATTATTTCTTTTAAATAATCTGATGATAATTCTACGGCTATCAATACCAATTTTTCCTTAATATTAAATCCAACTATTATACCTTCTGTTCTTTTGCCATCATTATAGCAAGCCACTTTAAATCCTACCTTGGAATCTTCCTCATCCAAATATCTGTCAAGCTCTATTCGTTCGTAGTCAGTCATTTCTTATTATATCCCCATTTAATTCCTTCTCTATTCTCCGTAAAAAATATGATTTTAAAAGTTCTAGTGGTATTTTATTTTTAGAAATAAGCTTATCTACTTTATCAAACGTTTTCCTATAACAGTCTGGCAAACTATCTATTGGAATTCTAAAAGTATGTTTTATTGGTTCATTATCGTCCATCATATCAAGCTCCCCATTCTTTTAATTTCCACCAACTCTAGCTTCTCAGAATTTGCTATATATTCATCGGCATATTTTTCTAGTGCCTGAATGAAGGCTTCATCTTCCAATAATTTAGGATATTTCTCCATCATACTAATTATATCCCTTTCTACCTTTGAATATGCTTCGCTAGAAGCATTAGATAATATATTTTTCTTACACTGAAGCCCAGCCCATGAATATTTATCATCTCCTAAATAACATTTTATGGCGCTTAATGTGATATTAAATTCATAGTCTTTTCTTTCTTCTCCTGTAGAAGAATGCTTCAATTCTTGTTCGCTAATCTTTTCTTTCCAAGCACGAGAAGGTCTCTCCCAATCCCAGTAACTCCATTTGAAAACTTCTGCCATTTTCATTAACATATCTCTACTTTTTTCAGCAGAATGTTTAATATTTTCTATTTCATATTTCTTCATCTTATTATCTATATAAGCCTCAATAGCCTTATAGATATTCTCTAATGATGGAGGAGTATAGGATGGTTGTTCAAGTTTTGTTACTCTCGTAGCTAGCTCATCCGTAATCATTCTTTGCTCAGTAACTTCTGCCGGTAAATTAACCAGTTTATTATTGAAAGCTAATTCAGCTTTAGTTACTCTATTTTCTATTCTCATTACAACATCAAATAACTCATGATATCTCTTCTTGCTTATGAACATTTTTCCTCCAGTTTTTTAATGACCGATTCAATAACATTAAAATTATGTGCAACTTTATCAAACATTTCTTTCAAGGCGCCATCCAGTTTACGCTGATGATCATGTTTTTCCTTAAAGAGTTCATTACACTCCATAAGCCATGTATTGTGTTTACTGAATCCTTCTTCAATGTTATCAACCCTTAACTTTATTCTTTCTATATCATCAACCATATTTTGTAAATTCATTGTTTATTCTCCAGTTTTTCTAATCTTTTAATTATATCAAACATACCACACATGTGTTTGGTAAGAGTATTTTTCATTTCAGTTAAAATACTATATTGATTTTTTATTTCTCGACAAAGGTAAAGAATCATATAAGAATATATAATTATAATTGCAACAAGAAAAGCTATATTTACAACAAGAAAGCTAATCATACATTCTCCAACTTTCCTTTTTTCTTAAGTGACAAATGCTTAGATCCTTTCAGAAAATCAATATTAGGTATAGCCCCCATCATCTTGTTATATGTAAGTTCCATCTTAATGGTCGTCATAATCTTATCCGCTAAATGAGCACTAGCATTTGCAACCGCAGCAGATGATTGCTTATTACGTAAGCGATACAGCTCTTGACTCATAAAATCCCTGAGGTCTTCTATGTTTTTTATTGGCATACATTTTTCTCCTTTTTAAGTTCACGTTTAAGTTTCAAAACAACTCTTTTTGTTTCTAATAACTCAGGATAGGGCCTAATATCATGAATACTTATACCAAGTAATTGAGCAACATATTTATCTCTCATTTCTTCTACAATTTTTTTTTCTCTTTTCGTAGCTCTATCTATATTTTTCAGACGATAATCTATAGATCTCTTTATCTCTTTTTCTCTATGTGAATAATAATATTTTCTATCAGAAGATTTTCTGCATTGTTCACACATTCTTCTTCCTATGCCAATTTTAAATTGTCTTTCTATATTATGTACAGGGCAAATAAGAACTACTCTAGAATCATTTTTACATTTTACCGAACAAAATTTATTCCTTTTAGGATTAATTTTTGTTTTAGGATTAGCCTTAAACCCTATTCCACATTGTTTACATACTTTATCTACCATAATCAACCTAAATCACATACCGATAGGTATATATGCTTAAATTGGCTTAATTGAAACAGTGTACCGATGACACTCCATTTCTATATCAACTTCTATTTCTACGTCAGTCTGTCCGTATCCAATTCCCCACCCATCAATTGTAGCGCCTCCTTTTATCAAACATTTTTCGAGCCAATTTCTTAAATTCATGAATGCTTCTACATCCATGTCATCGTAAGAATATCCGAATGGATATTTTTCAATAAATTTTTCATCATTCATAAATTGATCCTCTTGGCATCTTTTTACGCAAATTAATCATCATCTACTTCTATTTTCATTTCTTCGTAGCGATAACACATTATATGTGAAAAAATAACTATCATAATCGTAATCCCTATTGCAACTATCATATATATCTCAAGTTGTATTAATACAAAACAATTTACAAAAATTAAAACAAATAAAATAGTGTAAAACATATAATTAATTAATTCCCAAAACTTTATCTTTTTATCTTTTTGTTTATTATCCATAATAATCCTTTTTTATAGGGTGACAGTACCATTATATAGTTATTCTAACCAGTGTCAATATATTTCTTGACAAAATTATATCTATAACCTATAGTAATAATGGCAATGAGGCCATTTAAACACGGAGTTTATATGTTAAATACATTTATGTTTGATAGAAGTCTAATAGCAAACTTTGGTCACGTCAGGTTGGAAGATCAACATTGCGATGATGGATCGGCAGATTCTCCTGTTAAAATTAGACTAAACCCTTTCTCCAAAAAGGAGCGCTCAATTATCGTCAGCAGACGCGACATAGAAAATACATTGAAAAATCTTTTTGAAAATAAATAAATATAGGGAATAATACAAATGAAATTTATCGATGCAATGAAAAAGGTTTCCCAGGGAAAAAAAGTTTTTTGCAAACAATGGGTTCATCCTGCCAATTCTTATTTATCTTTGGGAAAAGATAAAAATATTTATTTCTACTGGAAAGATGAAGAATTGGATGTTTGCAGCGCTTCTGTAGAATTTTCCTTTGAAGAGGTAAATAACTTTCAGTGGGAAGTTGTGAAGGAACAAGTAGGCTGATATCCTTTTGATCTAATCCTTTCCCATTTTTGTAAAAATTAATGATAACTTTTATTAACTGGTAAAGGATTAATGGGGAGCCTACATACCCCTTTAGTCGGCTCCCTTCTTTACCCAAGAATGCTTATCACAATACCATTGTCCTTGATTGTTCAAAAAATTACCTAATTCATAACATCCAAATCTTACACATGTTTTCTTAGGCCCTTGTCTCAATTTCAATATCTCCCGCTGGTAATCTGACCTTATCTCATCATAAAGGCGACAATTCCTTTCGTGACTAGTCTCGTTAATCACCGCTAACGCGTCATTCTTTGATTTTAGAAGGGCTTCATTAGGTGGGCAATAGGGGAGTGGCTGTTTAGGCTGATTAATCTCTTCTATAGCGTTTAAATCGATATTTTCACATTTGTGCAGTCTGACAACTTCTGTATAAGCTTTTGAAAATTTAGAGATAAGCTGAACTTCCGTAAGGGTTTTAAAATTACGACTCCCCACTTTTTCATAAGCCAGTTTAACAAGGGGATCATCAAAATTCTGTTTACAGGCGGCCGAAAAAGCATCTTCAATCCCTAAAAGGCCCATGGCCTGGTCACAGCGTCCCCTAAAATCTATGGCATTGATAAGCATAGGCGGCAATCCCTGCATGGCAGAACGCACAGCATTGAGCGAAACTCCGTGTAATTCATCTTGCCAAGAGCGTTCGGCCACTTCCCAATCATCATGTAGCTTCTTCCACAAATACCCATACTTCCCCTGTAACCTTAAAAAAATCAGCTTAACAGCCGCCAATGGGAAAGGCCTCAATGGCGCTTCTCTCGGTATTTCAGATAACTCAAGAATATAATCTTGCTCGCAACCCTGCATTGTCCGCCTCCTGGCGTTCCAATTCCCTCAAAATACACCGACATTTTATACTAAAAAAAAAGGTTTACAAGTGCCAAAAAAAGGTTTATAAACAAGAATTTCCTCAGAGTTCTTACTACCTTAGTGCCACCCCATTTCGTGCTAATGAGTAAATTTCATGCCACACCATCATTTCAGTGGTTGTATGTGTGGGGATCTTTTTTATCATTATCTTCTCATCGGAAAGATCGTACCCAAAGATTAAATATTATGCTTGACAACCTACGATCATAACGTTACATTTCTTTAACTTCTCATTTATGAGTTAGCATATAGATCTTTAAAGATCGGTGTTAGATAGATCTCCTTACTCCGCGCGCGCGCGAAAGGTGAGTTCAAAAAAAATACATCGTTTCTGTGCATTTTCTTTACACATTTCTTGACAAATTTAAGGTATTTTTAGGGGAAAAAATAATCATTTTGCCGGCGTTGGCAATATGATAAAACTATTAGTGTAGCGCTACACTGCTATTTATTTTTTGAACAATTAAGATTTTCTTAACTGTTCGTATTTTTCAGCTACCATTCCTTTTGGTTTTAATTTGTACATATTGTTTTCATATTTATAAATAGTAACGGGCTTCATATTAAACAAATCTGCTAATTGTTTTACGGATAGATTCTTTTCAAGGCGTATTCTTTTGTAATGATTTCCGCTTTTACTCTTCTTAAGCGCATATAACTTCTCATTCTCTATTATCTCTTTAAACCGCTTTAAAGGACGCGCCTGGGGGAATTGAATGTCACCCCTCTCATAGGCATAGATTGTTTGCCGAGAGACCCCCATAAGCTCTGAAAATTGCTTTATATTCATATTTAATCGGCCTCTTGCGCGCTGACAAAACTCTTTGAAATTGGGGAGTTCTTTTGTTGCTTTTTTCCTCATCTAAACCTACTTGTAAAAAAAATTAAAATATTTCTTGACAAAATTATATCAGTTTGCTAAAGTGCTTTCACTAGCTGGTTGATTGAAAGATTAAACAGTTGGTGGGAAATAATAAATGCGGGGATTGGAAGCAAGCTAGTTTCCGCATTTGTTTAATTGTAACCTAATATGGAGAAATGGAAAATGGTTAATAATGCCAATATTAGATATTGGGTAGAATCCATAGAAATAGCATTAGATGAAGTAGGTGCTTTTGGATTACTAACAGAAGAACAAATAAATCAAATTAGCGAATCTATAAGTGGAGCTGCTGAAAATTATGGAACACTAATGGGATATGATTCGATTGAAAGCCCAGAAAAGACCGAAATAAATAAACTAATTGAACAGCACAAAATAGAAAAAAACGAATGGGAAATAAGAGAAAATTTTTATTTAAAAAATATTTCCTCCATTATAAATGTTTTAGATAAACCTTTATCATTTAAATGATAAAGGTAGGAGAAATGTGCCTATTACTGATATATATATTAATAATGATCAAGTAATGATAAGGAGATAAAAATGGGTACACGCAGTTTAACTCGAATTTTAGATAATGATGGACAACGTTTTTGTTCTATTTATCGTCATCGTGATGGCTATCCAACGGGTCATGGCCAAACTCTTAAAAATATTCTTGAAGGCATCATTATCGTAGATGGAATGAGATCTTCCTATCGTAAAATAGCTAATGGCATTGACTGCTTGGCCGCAACTCTTATTAAAGAGCTTAAAAATGGCAATGGCGATATCTATCTTTACCATCCTGATGCTCAAGACGTGGGTGAGGATTTTATTTATACTCTTCGTCCAGATGGGCTCAACCGACCTGTGCATTTGAAAGTTGAAGAAACCGACGGCAATGGATGCGCCACCAAAGAATTGTATAATGGCTCTATTGAGCAATTTGAACCTAATCTAATTTAAAGGAAAATATATGAGCATTTTTAAAACAGTAATGGAAATGACTGTAAACGAATTAAAAAGAAAACCATAAAAGGATATAAATATGACATTTTTAGAAGCGGTGAAGAAAACTTTTTATGGTCATAAAATATTTGTATGCGATGAACATCATTCGTGGAATCCTGAAGGAAAATATCTTCAATTAAAAAATGATTGCCTTGTAGGGCCCGATGGAAATACCATAAAAATGCATCCAGTTGAGTATCTAAGTAATTGGGACATTGTAGAAAACAAAAAGGAGGAAGTATGTTAATTTTGATGAGAAGGCCTGGAGAATCTATTTTGATAGGAAAGGATATAGAGGTCTCAATATTAAAAATTTATAAAGGAGAATGCAAACTGGGCATTAATGCTCCAAAAGGAATAAATATTATTCGTGATGAACTCTTAGTCAGAATGTCTATGGAGGAAATAGATAAATTTAAAAATGGGAACAAAGGATAATTTATGTACGAAATAATGAATCATGAAAATAGACTTAAATTTAAATATTATTGTTACAACGTCATTAGTTGGTATAATTTTAAAAATATTAAAAAGTTAAATAGATATGATGATCTTGCAAATATCGATAAAGAAAAGCTAATTGTAGAATTCATAAATTTATTACCACGTGATGATATCGGCGAGATAATAAACGAAATTGATCTGGCTGAACAAATTAAGTGCTTATTGAGAAATGACTCTTCTTACAGAAGTGATATAATATTCAAACTTAAATCTTATCTGAAAGAAAGTATATCTTATGTATTTGATAACTATATCGATATTTTTGAGGAAGAATCAGCAGAAACATTTTAAAATTTAACCTAGGAGGTTTTTATGAAATTAATCAAGGATTATGTATCAATAGCAGAAAGAAGCCGGATCCCAAATTATTATTTTAAATTTAAGTTTCTTTGCACTAAACAATCCATGAGATTAGAAGCAATGAGATGCCTTAAAAAAAATGTAAAAGTACTATCAAGAGGATAAAAAATGGAATATTCAACAATTGACAAGTATCATAATGACAGCCTAGAAGAAATTATTAGTTTCTTGCTTAAAAAAGAAACTGAACTGGTAAATAAATTTTTCCCAGATATAAATCCTGAAAATATAGGAGAGGAAGTATTCGGAATTATTATTAAGATGAGAGTAAGATTGTTAGTATCCATTTTTTCGTGTTTTTTATATAAAACAAAAAGAGAAAACAAAATTATAAATTTATACAAAGTACTAGATTTAATTTTTTCTAAAACTACGGAACGTTTAAAAGAAAAAGATGCTATAGACTCATCTGACTTCTTAGATTTTATGGAATGTAAATTTGGAGAATCTAAGGATAATGGTGAAAACTCTACTAAAGAAACTTCTATTAATATAAATGTACATTAAGGAAAAAAATGCCAACTAATAACGAAAAAATAAAAGATTCCATCGTAAAAATGCATCAGAGGATCTCCAATTCATCCGATGATATTTTCAAGAAGTATGTAAAATGCGAAGAAAACGCGAATTGCTTTATGGATGGATATATCACCATGATGTCTATCATGTCTGCTGAGTTCCTATCGAATTGCGCAGGCCCTCAATCATTGGTTGCTTTCATGAATGTATTAGCGGACAGGACTAAAGAACTTCTATTAAATTATAATACAAAATTAGAAATTAAAATTGGAGAAAAAAAAGAAACTACCCTTTAACTAAACGGAGATTTTAAAATGGGATTTTTACAAGGAGCGTTGTGTGTTATAGCTATTGTTAGCTTATGTTGTTCTATTTTTAAAATGGGAGAATATCACGGCGAAATGAGAACTTTATTAAAGTTCCAATTAGAAGAGCAAGATAAACAAGTGCAGGACACTAATAATTAATTATAATGGAGAAAATAATGGATAATGACCAGCAAGATAATGGCTATCAACATTATCAATGTGAATTAGAGAATAGAAGATATTTGGAAGAGAATCAGGAATATTCATCAATTGAGGAAACATTCAATGGAATTATTGATCAATGAACCATTAAAAGAATATCTTAATGAATTGAAAGAATTAAGAGAAAGAATTGAATTTATCGAAAAAGAATATGAAGATATACTTTATATGATTATTCAAGAAATGTCAGAAGTTCATTCGATATTAATTCTTTTAAGAAAGATTATATAATTTTATATGAACAATATATTAAACCAATAGAAACTAAAACTTTTTTAATTAAATAAGGAGAATATATGGCGACCAATATTTTAGTAATAGGTGAATCTGGGACAGGCAAAAGCACTAGTATTATAAATCTTAACCCAAATGATACATTCATTATAAATGTTTTAGATAAACCTTTACCATTTAAAGGATTCAGGAAAAAATATATTCCCTTCTCTAAGGAAAATCCAAAAGGAAATTATTATGCCACTGATGATTATTCAAAAATAATACGCATTATAGATGGCATAAATAGAGAACGTCCAGAAATAAAAAATATAATTATCGATGATTTTCAGTATTTGATGTGCAATGAATATATGACGACTAATTCCAGAGGTTATGATAAATTTGAAAGTATAGGTAAAAACGTTTGGGGACTTGTGAAATACACCGCTAATCAACGAGAAGATTTAAGTGTATTCTATTTGTCTCATTCTAAAGTTGAAGATGGAAAATCTAAACCAAAAACTATTGGTAAAATGATTGATAATACCGTTGTCTTGGAAGGAATGTTTACTATTGTTCTTCATTCTCTTATACAATTAGATAATTATAAATTTTTAACTCAAAATGATGGCTCTTATATGGCAAAAAGCCCATTAGGAATGTTCGAAGATAAATATATAGATAATGATTTATTTTTAGTAAAAAATAAAATTAATGAATATTTTAATGATTAATATTAACCAAAAAGGAAACTACTATGTTCACTTTTACGCCTCGTACTGAAGAAGAATTAAACGCTATGAATTTACTAGAGCCAGGAGAAGGAATTTTTGAAATATTAGACGCAATTCAAGAAGTATCTCAAAATGGGAATAATCAAATAAAACTAAAACTAAGAGTATTGGATAAAAACGGAAGAGAAGGAATAATTTTTGATTATTTAGTAAATATTGAATTTATGGAATATAAAATAAGACATTTCTGTGAATGTATTGGATTAATGGAAAAATATAATTTAGGAGGATTTGATGCAAATGATTGTTTGGGCAAATCAGGTAAATTAAAAATAGGTATATCTAAAGATAAAAAAGGACAATATCCTGATAAAAATTCCATCGTAGATTATTTAAAAGGCTCTGAATCTAAAACAATCCAAAAAGAACTATTAAAACCTTTCGCTGATGATGATATCCCATTCTAATTTTACAAGGAAAAGCCATGGAAAACTTATATAAATTATTTAAATTAGCAACAGACAGTAATTTAGAATTGAGGATACATGTTAATCCTCATTTTGATAATGAAATGTCTATTTATAGGTACATAGACCTATTATTAAGTAATAGAACAATTTCAAACGAAACTGCCAAAATATGTATAGATAAAAATGTAATTATATGTGTATTTCTTTATCCATCTAAAGTTAGTGATAAATATATATATTCTTATGCCACTGACATTGAAGAGGCGGCTAAAGACGTTTTAGAAATATACGAGGGTTAATATGAAAAAAATACTTGTTTTTATTATTATATGCGTTTTTTCTGTTTCTCTTTTTGGTAAAGGTGGTTCTTCGTCTGGCGGTAGAGGAGGAAGTTTTAGCTCACACAGCTTATCTTCATTTAGCAGTTCACGCTCTGGTTCAAGTTCTGGAATAGGATATGGGAACAGAAGTTCTCATCAGTCGACTTATAGAGCATACACGCCCTCTTATAACAGGTCTGGATCATATAATTATCATTATCCTTCTAATAGAACGACTGTGATTCACAATCATGGCTCTGGTGGTTATTATGGAGGAGGAGCCGCCAGTAGTGGATTTTTTTCTGGGATGTTAGGCGGCATGATCGGATCTTCTCTCATGAATCATGGCAGCAATACAACTGTTGTAGCGAGTCCGCCTACTCAGCAGCCAATGCAACAACAATCTCAGCAAGATCCTAATTACTATCAAAATCAATCCTATAACGATCAACAAGGGGATGCTAATTTATGGTACGTACTTGGTTCTCTTTTTAAATGGATTGTGTTTTTAGGTGTATTAGGTCTGTTCATTTACATAATTTATAGGATCAGAAATGCTAATAATTGAATTTTTTACAATATTAACTAACGGAGGACAATAAAATGTATAGACAAGGCGACGTATTAGTAGTTCCATGTGATTCAATTCCTGATGATCTGGAAAAAATAGAAGAAGATAATAATAGAATAGTACTGGCTTATGGAGAAGCGACTGGGCATGCACATGCTATTCATAAAAATTCATTTCTATTCAGAGATAAAATTTCAAATAAATTTTATCTTATTGTAACGAAGCCAACTGAATTGGTTCATGAAGAACATGATACTATTAATTTGCCAATAGGAAATTATGAAGTAATTAGACAACGATTTTATACTCCTGAAAGGATTAAATATGTCGCAGATTAAAATAAAAGAAATAACGCCCGAGCAAGCATCAAAATTTAAAGAATGGGCAGAAAATTGGATAAATATAGGCTTATCTACTGAAGAAGCAGATTTTGAAAAAGCAACACAAGCTGCTTTAAAAGCTTATGAATTATGCAATCTAAATAAACCAGCAGTTATAATAAGAGTGGGCAGCCCTCTGGCTGCTACAATTGCTGGGGCTTATGCAGTACTTCTGTTAAAACAATTATTTTTTGATAAAAAAAATATCACTCAGATGAAGAGCCAGGTGGCTAACCAGGTGCAGAGCCACGTGGCTAGCAACGTGGCTAGCCAAGTGGAAAGACGGGTGATTGACCATGTACTTGGCCAGGTGATTGACCATGTACTTGGCCAGGTGAAGAGCCATGTACTTGGCCAGGTGCAGAGCCACGTGCTGGACCAGGTGAAGAGCCACGTGAAGAGCAACGTGGAAAGACTGGTGGCTGACCACGTTGCTAGCCAGGTGATTGACCATGTACTTGGCCAGGTGCAGGGCCACGTGCTGGACCAGGTGAAGAGCCACGTGAAGAGCCAAGTGGAAAGACTGGTGGCTGACCAGGTGGCTCTTCACCTGGTGAAGAGCCATGTACTTGGCCAGGTGCAGAGCCACGTGGCTAGCAACGTGGCTGACCACGTTGCTAGCCACGTTGTTGGCCATGTACTTGGCCAGGTGCAGAGCCACCTGGCTAGCAACGTGGCTAGCCAAGTGGAAAGACTGGTGGCTGACCACGTTGCTAGCCACGTTGTTGGCCAGGTGCAGAGCCACGTGGCTAGCAACGTGGCTAGCCAGGTGGAAAGACTGGTGGCTGACCACGTTGCTAGCCAGGTGATTGACCATGTACTTGGCCAGGTGCAGGGCCACGTGCTGGACCAGGTGAAGAGCCAGGTTAGAGAAAAAGCTCAAGAAGGATTTAATAATTACAGAGGCGGAAGTTTTTGGGCTGGATGGTGTTCATATATAAGCTACATAAGAGATATTTTAGGATGGGATGATTCTACTTTAGAAAAATTCAAAATTGAAGAAGACCTTGCTAAATCGTGCGGTTGGGTATGGTGGCATGAAAATGTGTTGGTTATTTCAGATAGGCCTAATTTAATCAGTCGTGATGAAGAAGGAAGATTGCATAATATAGATGGTCCAGCTATTTCTTATCGAGATGGATGGTCTATTTACTCAATCCATGGAGTTAGACTTCCAGAATGGATAATCAAAGCACCAGAAAAAATAACTGTTGAAAATATAGAAGAAGAAGAAAATTTAGAAATAAAAAGAGTTATGATTGATAAATATGGGCTAGACAAATATATAGAAAATTCTGGCGCTATTATGATTCATAAAGATAAATTTGGTGAACTCTATAAAAAAAAGTTCGCTAATGATGAACCAATTGTTGTTGTAAAAGTAATCAATTCAACCCCTGAGCCTGATAATTCATCAAAAATATATTTTCTCCGTGTGCCTCCAAATATGACTAATACTACTGAAGCTGTCGCTTGGACTTTTGGATTGGATAAAAAATCATATAAACCTTCTATTGAGACTTAACATGCTAATAATTGAATTCTTTTTGTTTTGCCTGTTTTTAGGTGCAGGTGTAGGAAGTTATATCACTTATAAGATTCTCAAAAAAATGGGGAAAATTGACTAATGGAAAAAACTATCGTATTGAAAGATGAAACTATCACTAATTGCGCTGTAATTAAATATCCTGATGGACAGCGTAATATTAAGTTAGATATGGCACATTACAATCCTAAATATACTTATCAAATTAAATGCAGGATTAAAACATTTTCTGATTTGGAATTGTTAAGTTGTTTGGTTACAGCTCTGAATAAGAATGATTGCTTGATTACAGATATATGTTTTTGCTATCTCTGTGGAATGCGTTCCGATAGAGCTTTTGAAATCGGAATGCCGAATTACTTCAGAGATATTATCGTTCCTATATTAAAATCTTATAATACATGCATTCGCATTTTTTATCCTCATCAAGATTATCTAAAACATAGATATGGAGATATGTTTTATGTGTATGATGGTTTTTCATTTAATAAATTTTTAGAATTAAAATGTATTAGATTAGGAGGAGATAGTAATAGATATGGATATCCAAGTGGGTTCTTTTCAAAAAAGAGAGATAACGATAAGATTATCATTGATAGTATTAAATTTAATAAAATTCTGCAAATATCAGAACATCAAAAAGAGACTCATCATAAAATAGATGATGAACAAAATATATTAGTAATCGATGATCTATGCGATGGCGGTGCTACATTCATACAAATAGCTGAATACCTTAAAGAACATTATCCCAATAATAAACGATATCTATTCGTGGCTCATGCTTTATTTACGAAGGGAGTTGATATAGTAGCTGAGCATTATGAGAAAATATACTGTACTAATTCTTATCAAGATATAGTACATCCTAAAGTCGAAGTTATTGATGTGTGGGGAGAATAATATGCTTAAATATTTTAAAAAAAATTACATAAAGAACCCAAAGATAACATAGACATACGTGATTCATTATCTCCCGATACAATAAGGAAAATGTCTCCGTATGAATTTATTTTTAAATATAGGCTTTATGCAATAAAAACAAATACGTTAGCATTCGCAGGAGTTCATGGTGAATGCTATGCAGCTGGATATCTTAAATCATTAGAATGTCCAACTCAATTTAATATATTGACATGCATAGAAAAAGAACAATATGAAGCCATTATAAACAGTCTTATAAAAGATGAAAAAGAATATATGAGAATGACTTTAGAAGATTCACAAAGACAGCTAAATGCGGCCTATAGGGCTATCGGTATGAATCCATAAATAAGGGAGATTAATATGCCTTGTTATTATGATGATAGTGACGATAGAGAAAGAGATAAAAAAGAATTAGATAAACTTATAAGAGTGACATGCGAAGTTTTAACATGTATGCAATTTTATAAAGAAATGGGCGCATTAAGTGATGAAACATTAGAATGGTTGGAAAAACATAAAGAATTTGATACTAAACATAAGGAAAATAATGAATGAAAATAATTTTCGACATAGATGGCACATTAGCAGATTGTAGACATAGAAGACATTTTGTATCAGATGGCAATCATGATTGGAAAAGTTTTAATGAATCTATGGTTATGGATCCACCTATAAAACCAATAGTATATTTATTAGGAACCTTATCTCTTGAATATGATATAAAATTAGTTTCAGGCAGAAATGAAGATTATAGACCTCATACTTTAGAATGGCTTGAAAGTCATACAATAGGTGGTTTTGATTTAAGAATGCGTCCAGCGGGAGATTATAGACCTGATGAAGTTATAAAAGAAGAAATACTTCTGCAACTGAAATCTGAAGGATGGTGGCCAGATTTAGTAATCGATGATAGGGAACAAGTTGTACAAATGTGGCGTAGGCACGGAATTATATGTCTTCAAAACTCTATGAAAGAATTCTCAATTAATAAGGAAAATGAAAATGAATGATTGGAGCGACTTAGAAATATTTAAAAAAGTTAGATCAAGATTCAGTAACCCAATAATAAAAATTAATAAAGACAAAACTCTTAGGTTCAATAATGCTTTTATAACAATTTTAAACAAAAATAATAAATTTAAATATGTTATACTTTCATTTTCAAAACATAAAAATGCAATAGTATTTGATTTTACAAATAATAACACATTAGAAGGAATATTTACTGTTACTGTTAACAAAACATATTATATAATAGGTGCTAAATCTTTTTTTAATTATTACTCAATTGATATTGATAAATATAATGGCAAATATAAACCAAAACTAGAAAATATTAACGAAAAATATTTTTACGTTATTTATCTAAACGATAAGGAAAATGAAAATGTATAAAACAGATTTTGGTCACATAAATCCAATTTATCTTAAAGACTTTTATAAAGTCTCTCACTTTAAAATGTATCCAGAAGGAACTACACGAATAGTTAGTAACTTTACGCCTCGCAAATCAAGGTTAGAAGGAATTAATTATTCTGTTTTTTTCGGTTTAAAATATTTAATCGAAGAGCATTTAGATGGTTTCAATATCATGTTCTTCAATAAGCCACTTAAAAAAGTATTGACAGAATATCAGAAAGTTATGAAACAGACATTAGGATATGATAGGCATTGGGATAATATAGAAGCACTACATAAATTAGGATATTTACCAATAGAGATTAAATCCTTACCGGAGGGAGCTATAGTCCCATGCGGAGTCCCAGCATTAGTTATATTCAATACTCATCCTGCTTTTTATTGGGTAACCAATATGCTTGAAACCATGCTTTCTTGTGTGTTATGGGGAGCATGTACCTCAGCAACTATAGCCAGAGAATATCGTCTTATATTAGATCGTTATGCAATTGAAACAAGCGATATGCCAGAATTTGTTGATTATCAGGCTCATGATTTTAGCTTCAGAGGCATGTATGGAATGGAAGCTGCGGTATTATCAGGAATGGCTCATCTTAATTACTTTAAAGGCAGCGATAGCATTCCAGCTATTCTTGCCGGTAATCATTATTATAATAAACCTTTAAGTCATGGCACCTCAATCCCAGCTAGCGAACATTCTATTCATTCTGCTGCTGGCAAAGAGAATGAATTAGAAAACTATAAACGATTAATTACCGAAGTTTATCCAGCAGGCATGATCTCACTGGTAATGGATACATGGGATCTTTTTAATGTTATCGATAAATATTTACCAGTTTTGAAAAAAGATATCATGCAACGTAATGGTCGTGTGATCTGTCGCCCTGATTCAGGCGACCCTGTAAAAATCATATGTGGCGATAATAGGGCTGTTCCTGGCAGTTCTGAGCGCGCTGGAGTGATTGAAAGACTATGGGATATATTCGGCGGTACTATAAATAGTAAAGGCTATAAACAGCTAGATTCACATATAGGTGCCATCTATGGTGATAGTATTACTTTAGATAGATGTGAGAAAATATGTGCTCAGCTAAAACAAAAAGGATTTGCTAGTACAAATATTGTATTTGGAGTCGGGTCCTACAGTTATCAGTATCAGACCCGTGATTCACTGGGTTGGGCCATGAAAGCAACTTATGCTGAGATTAATGGTAAAGGAATAGCTATTACTAAAAATCCTAAAACGGATGATGGCACTAAAAAAAGTCATTCAGGATTATTAAAGGTTATTAAAGTAGATAATCATAGTAAGCTATCTAAAAATGGGAAAACTTATAAAGTTTTAGAAAATATGCCATGGAATGAATTTGTATCACAAGAAAATGAATTAAAGACCGTTTATAAAGATGGTGAACAAATATTAGAAGTGCCATTTTAAAAAATTATATTGCGCAGTAGCTCAGTTGGTAGAGAGAAGGATTGTTAATCCTTAAGTCGCTGGTTCGAGTCCAGCCTGCGCAGCCAAATGGGATAGATTATGTTTGATATGAAAGATATAAGAATAGAATCATGCTTTCCATCTGTTTGTACGGAAGGAATTAAATCAGGTTACATTAAAGCGATTCATATTCCGACTGGTTTATCATATATAGAATATTTTGATTTTAATCATCAAAGTAAATTTAAATTAAAAAAAAATGTATTACAAAAATTAGAAGAGCTAGTAAAAGAATTCATCAGAAATGATGATATAAGGAAGAATAAACATATGGATATAAAAATAATACTTTAGAGGAAATATTTATGAAAAATTTAATAAAGATATCATTATTGTCAATTGCAATTGCAAGTAGCGCTGCATCTGCTTATCCTGCTATCTATTGCCCTCAAACAATTCATTGCGAATATGGTAAATGCGAGATAGGCTCCGATAACTTTATTATGAGTTATATTCCAAGACCAATAGTTGATGGAGATTATATTTTCAGAAAATCTTCAACAAGAACATTGGATCCTTCTCCGGCAGAATGTGAGTATGTTATCAGCGGAGAAGAAATACATAACTTTTCTATTCATTCTAAAAATGCATTGTCTCCTGGAGTTAACATTATACCGAATGCGTGGACAAAACTATCAGATTATACATATGAATGTTCATATCCATCAAAATTTTGCCCTTTAATTAAATTATTTCCTTAAAATATAAAGGCCCTTCATTGGGCCTTACTTGTCTGATAGCAAGCATTCCCCCAATCATTTAATAAATGAACTGAAGAAACATAAGCTTTCATAACTTCTGGAGGTTTGCTTTCTTTATTCAAAGAATAGATAGGTAATGTAGGTTTATCAGGAATAATAGGAGCTCTAGAAAACACAGGAATAGGTATTTTAACTTGCACTATTTTAGGTTGCACAGTAGAACAACCAACTACCAATAAAGACAATAAAATGAATAATAATTTCATGCTGGCTCTTTCATCATGAGAGCTTCATTGACAGCCCACTGAACTGCGTCTTCGCATCCAGGCGGAATATCTACAGTTAATAGATCTTTATTTCTCTTTTTAGAAGATGACATTAAATGCTCTGCTTTCAATTCTGCTGCTTTTAACAGCTTTTCTTTGGAAATTGCCGCAGTGTTCATCTCATCAACTTTTTTATTTTGCTCATCTATATTATCGATTAATTTTAAATTTTGAGATTTTAATATATTTATGTCATTTTTATAGTGGTCAGTGGACACCTTGTAGAAACAATACATTAAAAATATAACCAAAATCAAAACTAATATAAATCCACTCTTGATATCACTTATTGTCGGCATCAGATGAATCCTCATGAAAAAAATCTGAAATAAATTTAGAAATTAAACCACCGGCTAAAGCAATTGCTCCCATTACCTTGTAATCAGAAATAATAGAAAATCCGGCAATAAAAGAACATGATGCCATAATAGAATTAGCTATTCGTCTTATAAATAATGGCGTGGGAAGATTTATTCCCTTAAGCGATAGTTTCATTGGACTCCTTTTTTAACATCATTGAATATATTTTGCTAACTTCGTCCTTTATCTCTATTTGGCTATTCAAAATGTAATCAGTTTTTGTTTATAATGTACTTATTCTTGAGACTATCCAATATGTACCATAGACAATAACAGATATAATAGAAAATATTGTTCCTATATAGCTTAACATATTTTTTATATTAGCAAAAGACATCACAGGGACGAATGTTTCTATAGGTTCTGCCATGTTCCTACCCTCATCATGAATGCCAACTCGTTAGATCTATTTCCCACCTTAGTTGCCCATGGGCTGTTTAGCATTTCATCGGCAGCTTTATAAAAATCTCCATCATCGATAGCTTTTAGCATTTCTACGAATTTCATAAAACCAGTAACACCTACATTGAATATCATATCAATTAATGCGGCTTGCCTTGCTTCATTTAATCTATCAAACTTTTTTACAATGGTTTGTAATTTTTTTGTAAAAAAAACTATATAATATCTCAAAATTATAATAGCTAAATCTCGTGAAATGCCTGCAGATAAATTACAACCGATTCCTACTGTAATATTACCGTCGATCAATTCAATTTTTCCTCCAGTAGCGTCATTATAAGGAAATAATTTCAGTCCTTCATGACGCTCTAGCATGTTTTCAAGCTTTACATTGTCCATTTTATTGAGGATTCACAATGATATATTGAAAAACACTATTTCCTGGAGCTGTATTTGAAGTTATAAGAAAGCTTCCATTTGCTGGCGCAATCGTTAAAATTGACGCCGGATTGGTTTGGCTTTGATAAGAGGCATATACAATACTAGTAGTTTTACAATTTGCATCCGTGACTGTATTGGCAGCCGTTGATCCAGCTGTTCCAATAGTTTGAGCTCTAAAGTTAGCAGTGCTGTAACCAATAGTTCCTAATGCATCTGAAAAAGTTGCCAGAGTGCCTGATGTGACTGTCCCTGTGGTGGATGCAAGATAAGCATCAGAAGCATTGGTAGCGGCTTTATTAGCAGCGGTTCCTGCAACTCCAGCATCTGTCATCACACCAGAAGTTCCATTTGTCATTAACAAATGACCTGTCGTCAATGTTCCACTGGCTTGCAAAAGATTAGAGGCTGAAGTTCCAGGATCAGCCATAGACCATGTAGTTGCCTGACCTGTTGAGGCATTAGAAATACTATTTGCATAATTACCGGAATTTGAAACAGCTGTTAAAGATAATGATCCAGTTGTTGCAGTTGCAGGGTAAGACGTGACAGAACCTGCCGTGCCAGATAATCCAGCAGAAATATTACCAGGATTAGTAACATTAGCTGCAGCAGAACTTAATGTTCCACTTGTATCTGAAAAGTGGGACAAATAATTTGAAATGGTTGTACCAACAGAAGCTAAATGAGTCAAAGAAATATTAGATGGTGAAATCCCCGCATCATATATTTGTCCTTCCGTATTATAGAATAATGCGATATCTCCAGCAGAAACAGGCAGAACAACATTTCCTGAATTGAACCATTGAGATAGAGTAATAATTCCCTCTGTGATGGTAGGGATAAAAAATCCAAAGGTTCCAGTTTTATTTATAGTTGAATAATTATAGATTATTTCTATTACATCTGTTGGATTGATGGTATGACCCTGCATACTTATATTATCCAAATAGCCAGAAGTTGTTACAGCTTCTAAACTATCTGTGCAAACAATCCTGGGGTTTTGGGGCATTACATTAACTTGACCTGGAAAATCAGTTGTTATGCTTATAGTTGTCATTGTCTGTTCCTCTTTATAAAAGTTAAAAATATAAAATTTTATCCATACAAGATATAGGCTGGCCCTGTAGTAGATTTCCTCAGTTTAAAAAATCTAGTCGTCGAAGGAGAAATAATACTTGTAGGTACGCCTCCAAGCGTAGTTCCACTGCCATTTCCTAATTGTATTGATCCCGTTAAACTAAAATTAGTAATACTTATTCCTTCAATAGCCATATTTACTGAAGGAGATCCTAATAAAGTATCAATACTAGAAGCAGATGGAAGAGTTAAAGTGATAGTTCCGGTTGGGTTTGAACTTATCGTTTTTTTAATAACAAAATCTGATGCTGAAAAAGTAGAAGTAGTACTATAGGACACTTCCTGAGATGGGAATAATGTAGCATTTGAAAAATAGTTAAATCCAGTAAAATCATTATTGGTAGATTCTGAAACATAATTATAAGTTATATTAGGAGTACCAGAATTTATAGTCAATGCTGCCGGCGGTCCATCTAATGTCAGATTAACTTGAGTTCCTCCAGTAGAATAATCATCTACAGTAATACCCGCTAATTTACCAGAACCATTTGCAACACATGTTATAGAACCTGTACCTATAGATCCGACATAATATTCTATTCCACACGATGGAACAGTTGCTATCACTGTAAACTGTATATTAGAAACGGCTCCTTGTGTGGCAACAGTTATGCCGCCGTTAAAAGCACTACCATTAGATTGTAAAAATGGGCTGCAAGAAGATCCATTACTATCCGTAAAATTATATGCTTCATAAAAAATATCGCCGATTGAATAATGTTGAACACAACTGCTAGGAGTTCCAGAACCTAAATTAACTTGTCCAGTCCATTGATTATCAGCAGAATATATAAAAACATTATCCATATCTACATTGGCAGAACTATAACATTGATAAAAATATACTGACGTTCCAGGATTGGTAGAAGAGGGATCGCCATTGATTGAAAAAGTACTTCCTTCAAAATAAGTTTGAATAAATTGGAAAAATGGAAAAATAGATGAACTCATTGCAGAAAAATCTATTGCTAGGTCACCATAGATTGCTAGATTTTGCCAATAACTGTAACTACTCCCTGGAACAGCCGTTGCCCATGCTGGATCAGCTATAATATTATTCGTATTCGTTATTGATATATCAGGGGAAGGAGCAAAAACACCAACATTAGGACTAATGTAAACATTACCATTATCAGTAATATTGCCAGTCACAAAAATAGTATAAACATTGCTTGGTGATGCTAAAGGAACTACTTGAGATTGTGCATATGATACTGTCGCATATGGATTGTTTAGTGTCCCATTTCCAATTGAATCACTTCCTTGAGGTGATACATAAACTGTATTTTCATAATTATTTGGAAAATTTACAATTCCTGTAGCCGTTAAATTTGTAAATGATCCCGCTGCTTTTGTTGTTGCACCTATAGTGGTTCCGTTAATGGTTCCACCAGTTATAGCAACATTATTCAAATGAGCTTGGGTATAATTAATATCTTGCTGTCTAGTTTCTTTAAAACTACCTGTTCCATTAGCACTAACTTCTTTCAAATCAGTCATTGATTGAGTAACTATTGCTGTTAAATCTATTATTTTTTCATCGGCCATATGTCACCTAATTATCAGTTATTCTTTTATTACCATTATCTGTTATTCTTATATTATCATCATCAGTGATGCGATAACTTTCTCCAGGAGGAGGAGGTTCTTGTCCCTGTACTTCAAAATATTGAATATATAATCCACTTACCGAAGGATTACTTTTTGTTAAAAAATTATAAGGAGTAAGCATATAAAGTAACTCCTACTTCATCGGTTGTATCACTCGTTATAAAACTTAAAATATCACCAGCATTTACGTATCTTGCTTGAGGATTTAGTGTAGATAATGTTGTTGAAAAAGAACCACCAGGCAATGTAGCTGTAGTGTTTTTTGCAACCCAAACACTAGCGCCTGGCGTAAAACTAAAAATTGCACACCAAATACTGTAATTTGAAGGAATCGTAAATGACTGCGCTACACTTGCTGATAATATTGTTTGATAATTATCATATGCAAAATATGGAGCATATGCAGAAACTCCTGTTTGATCTCTGTTTAAATTAAATTGTGTTGACATAATATATCCTCAAAAATTACATATGAATGATGAAATTAACATAAGCGTTTAAAGGTCTTGTTTCGTATCCGCCTGTATATGATAGATTAAGTGCAGCAAGTTCGATTGAACCGGAAGGAGCTGAATTTATAATTTGATAACCTGTACCCAATTCTTGGATTACACCAGATGTATTTGTTGTTGATGGATGAGTATGATTAGCAAATTGGTCTTGCTGATAAGTACCTACCTGATCACCAGCCAAAGTATAATTATTTGTCAATGTAAATCTAAGAGCAGCTTCAGGATCATTTCCTGAACCATTATTCCATCCTCTCAAAAATACGCCTCTTAAATCCGGCGTTGCAAAATATTGAGAATTAATAGCATTTAATATGGCGGCAGCAACTTGACTTACAGTAAATGAAGATAATATCGATACCTCAATATATATAACGGTTCCTGAAACAGATGGTTTTGTGCCGACATTATTTACTGAAAACCATACTGTATATAAATTTGTTGGTACTGTTGTAAAAGTAAAATAAGATCCGGCTGTTATCGCTGAACCAGCAGGAATATTTGACATTAATGTAACTTGTTTTCCTGCAATAGCCGCTGTTGTTGCTATATTTGTATCAGTAGCAGTCATTGTGCTCAATAATGAAACTTTTATTCCTGTCCCACCAGGCGCGGGATCTGTTCCTGCACCATTTATTGTGTACCATATATAATAAACATTAGAACTTGTCGCTCCATTTGCGAAAGCAAAATAATGACCAGCTGTTGGCAAAACTGTTGTCGAAACTTGGAATTGTTGTTTTGTAATTGTAGAACCTAAAGATACTTGACCAACAGTGAATCCGCTGTTTCCTGCCACCACAGGACCATAAGCTAAATAATTAGTATCCGCTATTGTTACAGAAAGTAATCCAGGAGAGTTAGATGAAATATAAGAACTTAAACCAATATATGTTCCAGGAGTGATAGTTGTAAATGTTATATTGGTTGGTATAGCACCATCGGCAGTAGCCGTTGTTACTCCAGGTAAATTATTTTCAAGAAATAAAAAATTAGATGAATTATTAATAGTAACTGTTGCATAATTCAAACCTGTTCCCCAACGCGGGATACCAGAAGTCACATCAATCAATGAATTAAATAATCTTTGATATGGAATTCCTAAAGAATTATAACCAAATGTATAATATTGCGCGCCATCGCACGCAAGATAACCAGGAGGAATGGCGGCATAAGGTGTGCTTCCAGTAGGATAAGAAAGAGTTGTTATGCTTCCCACAACACTCATATCAAATGTTGCGCCAGTTTGTGTATAAATTACAGGAAGATAAAGACTATAACCATTTGGGTCAGGTATAGGAATCGATCCAAAAACACTCCTATCGAGCATGTCGCTATTAGTCTCATCTTGAAATGATTCTATTTCTAAAGTTCCATAAGCCAAAATGAAATCTGTCACTGAAATAGTAAATGCATTATCTGGAAATCTTATGATTAATGCGACGAAATCAGTTCCGATAGTTCCTATTGTTTTTCCAATAGTTGTTGGAAATGAAAATACATATTGATATATAGTAAATGTGGGAGTAATTGTGACTGAAGCAGTAATGGGAGTCTCGACAGTTGCAGACCCACCAGTACCAAAATTTTGCTGGATCAATATTTCAACAGGTTGGTTTGTTCCTGTTTCAGTCCTTGCCGTAAAGGCGAATGTATATTCAATCGTTGCTGTATTTGAAGCAAATTTATTTACATCTTGGAATTGTAAAACTAAATCTTTAAATAAATCTGATGGATTAGGAGACACACATTGGATCGTGCATTTAAATTTTGAATTACCAGTCGGATTTGCTGTTGGGGTTAAAACAGTAAATGTAACGGTATCAGAGGTGGATGATCCGGAAGGGGTTTTATAAAACCATCCGCCTGGCGCAATAGCAGTCGTTCCTGCCGTTAAAGGCAATGCATAAGGAGGATTATTATGTGTTAAAAATTGTCCATTCGGAATATAATTATAATATTCAGACTCAGAACTAGGAGTTGGTCCAATATTTCCGTAAGGAGGCCATGCTTCTCGTGTGAATTGTAATATACCACCTGAACTATAAACAGTGATGTAATATAGTTCTACAATTCCTGTATCTTCAGTAGGTGTCCCAGTATAAGGATAATAAAAAGGCAATATATTAGCGCCAGATTCGTCCTGAAATGTTCCAACATCGCTTAAAATAACTGGATTATTTATAGGAATATAATTAGGTGTCGTTGCACTGTTGTATTCATAAACAGGCTTTAATACAGTTCTATTAGTGTCACTGTAAAATGTAACAATACCACCAGATAAAGGTTCACCTGTATCCTTATCGACAAAATACATCTCTAAAGAAGGCGCAATAAAAAAACGAGGATCTAATGTCATTATTGCTGACCTCCAGTATTATTACCAGGAATAATATTAGCTAATAAAGCTTTAGATAAAAGAGAATAATAAGGTTCAGTTTTACCAATAGCATTTTGCACAGTAGGATTAGATGCTAAGTTAATGGCGGTAGGTCCAGCAAATTTTCCTGCCATTGCACCCATTACTCCTCCACCTAATCCAGGAGCCATAAATTCTCCGACGCCTGCTCCTCCTAATATTGAGGCAAGATTGCTGCCAATATTTCCTTTATTAACTTTATTAGCTAACTGCTCATGAATGCCATACAAATTATGGCCTTTCTGTATTGCACCGGTTTCTTTCATTTTTCCTAAAACAGTAAGAAGCTGTTTAGGAGTTACATTTTCTTTATTACCTTCTGCTATATCTTTTATTAATTTAGAACTCTTATAAGGAGCAACAAAGTCTCTAAAAATATCTGTTCCAATTTGATATTTTTGAGCTGCTTCTGGATTATTTGAATTAAGAAACGAGAACATATCATTTCTCAAGGAATCTCTAGCTTGTTTTAATGCATCTATTGTATAAATGGAGGACGGGTCAGAACGATTTTTAATTTTAGATGCATCAATACCTAACTGTTGCTGAAGTTTGTGAGCATTTTCAAATATTGGTTCTTTCAAAAATACATTTTCAACTTTTTTAACAGCAGGCCCATAGTATTTGGTTACTTCATCTCCTAATGAGTTGTATAAACTAGGGATAATTTTACTTTCTCCAAATTGTTTCCTTACAGGTTCATATTGATTAGAAGCTAATTCTTTAGATACTCCATAATCATTTTTTATATTTTCTACCAATGAATTAGTAAATTTTTGAGGATTTAAAAATTCAGCACCTTTTCCTAACAAACGAACAGTTACAGGCGCTGTTTCAAATAAAGCTGATTCCAATCCTCCTTGTCTCATACCTCTTAATCTATCTTCTGGATTAGTAGCAGTTCCATAGATAGAACCTCCTAATACATGTCTAACAGCAGTTGGTAAAAATTCGGATCCTCCAATTGCTTTCGCTGCTTGTCCAATATAAGGAAGTGCTTCAGAACCTAAACGAGCAGCATCCAATAATTCTCCACCTGCTAAAAATCCTCCAATATTTCCTAGTCCTTTGCCTATATTATAAGCAGGTCCAGAACCACCTTGAGGATTATATAATCCAGCCGTATATGTACTCGTTAAAGCATCCCCAGCTCCTGCCAATAAATTAGTTAAACCAGATCCAAATGAGGCAATAGGATTCATTTTCATGTTTGGCATATTCGATGGCGACATTTGAAATTGCTGTTGTGATTGTGGCGCTAAATCAGAAAAATCATATTTTTGATCTTGTTTTGGTGCCAAATCTGAAAAATCATATTGATTAGCCATTTTTAACTTTTACTCCAGGATATCGTTTTAAGGCTACATCAACATTTTCTGGTGCTATTTGGTGTTCTGACCCGTCAGGAGCAATAATCGTTACAGTATTTTTATTGCCAAAGGGAGTTCCAGATTGAACTCTTTCAATGGAATCTTTTGTTAAATATTTTTGCCAAGTATTTTCATTTTTATCTAATCTTTTTGAATTTGAAAAATCATATAAAGGCTTTTCATTATCATATGCTGTCCATAAAACATCGGCATCAGGTCTACTTAATCCTTTCTTTTGAGCGGCATTTAAAAATTGTTGTCTCTCTTTAGATCTATCTTCAACTGCATGCAAAACATCTGCTGTTTTTTCAACAGTTTCAGGAAGCATTTCTCTTCCCAATTTAACTTTATTTAACCAATTTTGTGCTTCATAATTAGTAACTCTTCCACCTACCATGTATTTACCAATTAATCCCATCATATTTGCACCAATTTGATCTAATTGTTGTTCTGGATTTACATCATATGCAACAGAAGCAGCCGCTAGTGGAATTTTTGACAAAGTTGGTCCTACAAATTTAGCTTTTTTATAAGTATTTCTAAAATCATCTATCATATGTGTTGCTTGTGTAGCATCTTGAGCCATTTTAGCTGCATCATTTTGTGCTTCATTCCATTGTCTAACATTTTGTTTGGCTGTCTCGCCAGCTGATTCAACCTGAGATTTTATTTCGGCAGGATTAGTAAATGTTCCATATGTAAGAAGATTTCTTCCTGCATTTTCTAAAGGATTTTGCCCTTGATTTTGCAATGCAGGAGGACCAAGAGGAGCAATTTGGGATATTTGATTTCCTTGTTGAGGAGTTGCGCCCCCTGGAAGACGTGGAGCTGCCGCTGCTCCTGCTGCAACCGATGGGTCTTGATTTGGAACATTCATTGTTTGACCAGTTCCAGTACCAGCTGCCTGTGATCCAAATAATCCAGGCAATATATCTTTTAATGCTGTTAATTGAGCGGCCTGTCCACCTGCTAATAATCCAGGATGTTGTAGCATATAATTATTTTTAGCCGCTTCTGTTCCATAAAGGCCACCTTGTGCTTGTCTTAAATTAATCTCTGATTGAGTGGCTTGAGGATAATATTTATTCATCAATTGTTGTTTCAACAAATCAGCTTGCGCTTGTTGTCCGGCATATGGGACAGTTTGTTGTAATTGCTGATTCAATAATTGTTGATGAAGCAATTCAGCAGGTTGCATTTGTTGCGCACGCACATCGGCCGCTAAACCAGAAGCAATACGTTGAGCTTTTTCCCAACTTGAAAGTGGACCAGCTTCAGGACTTAATGGTTGGAATGTAACGAACGCCATAAATTCACCTTAAATATGTGGGCCAGGAATTAATCCACCTATTGCGTGAGCAATAGAATCCCAAACGCCGGTATTTTTATCCTGTTCATACTGATTTCTATTAGCTCCACCCGCATATGCATTGCTTGCCTGACTCATCAATTGATCCATCAATGCTTGCGCCATTTGGCTAGATGCATTAAAACCCATTTGATTAATTCCCTCTTCTCCACTCAATCCTCTTCCATAAAGACCTAAAGCTCTATCCATCCAATTTCCATAATCTTGATTTGCTAAACCAGTAACTGTTCTTGCAAGATTTTGTTGTTGTTGGGGACTACCTAACATCCCTCCAGCGGCTGACGCTCTATTTGCAGCTCCCAATGCTTGATCTACATTAAATTTATATCCAGGCGATTCCTGGAATGATTGACCAAATTTATTCATCAAAGCACCAGGATCTGATAATAAATTTCCATATTGACCCATTAAATCAGCCAGTGTTTTTTTACCTGCACTAATATAAGGATCAAAATAAGGACCTACTGCTCCACCAATTTGTTCTAAATATTTGTTAGCTGCATCTGATGGATCATTATAATGTCCGCGCGATTGACCAAATGCGCTTATCAATTGTGAAATTGCATTTCCCCATGGAGAGAAATTATTACCGGTGCCGCCCTGTGTGAGATTTGCTCCTTGAGCAGGGCCTGCACCTTGTATCATCGGAGTTTGCATTCCAGTTGATGAATTAGGATTCATAGTTCCCGTCAAATAAGGATTAAATGGCGGCTGATGCATATAATTGTTTTGCTGATTAGGTTGATACATAGTGTTATATGGATCATATCCAGCATATTGACTTCCCATTCCATTAGGTGCCATAGGATTACCACCACCCATCAAACCAGGCTTTGAATAATATGTATTTTCAGGATTTGGATTAAAATATGGCATATAATTAACTCGTTACAATCGTTTTAAAAACACCAGCTTCATTTAACATTCCCTTCCCAGTTTGTGTGTTATAAATTACAGTCCCTAAATTATCCATACTTGCTATTTGAATAATATTGCTTGTATTTTGTCCTGGAAGTTTTACGCCTTCAGTAGAATTATTATTCTGTAAAGTCTGAATTAATTGACTCAATATTCCATGCCAAGCAGGCGTCAAATGTCCTTCTTTATCTACAAACTGTTGATGCAAAAAATTAGGAAAACTTAAAAAATTAGTTGTTACAGGATTGGTCATTGGTAAATCGTAGCCTCCCCATTTGATGCAACAAAACGTGCGCCACCATAAAATCTAAATTGAGGAACATATTCATTGCCAGAACCAGCAGACCACCAGATCAAGCGATTTTGGGGGAAACCAGCGGCTTTAGAATAAACACCTTCGAAGGTACCGAAGGTCTCACCACCATTAATAGAAGCAGACAAATCGACTCGAGGAAATGTAATAGATTCTGTATCGCCTATAGGAACAACTTGTTGGCCCATTTCGATAGGAAAGGTTAAACTCTGAACGATAAATCTTGATCGATCAGGCAAATTAATAGATTTACATTTTCTAATACGTGGAATTTCATTTTGTACAATTACACCATTGACAGTCCCATCATAAGTCACAATATTTGTGCTCATCTTATATAGATTTCCATCCACAAAACTCACGAAATAATAATTGTTATTAAAGAAAGCTAAACTACGAGCAATGTGATGATCTAAACTATGATCAGTTACTGTAAAGAATTTTTGTGTATTGAAATCGTAAGCATAGCTAACATTGTCGGTAGGAAATGTAAGTTGATAAATCAGATGGCCGTCATGCCTCATAAAGAAAGCAGATGAGTCAGACGGATTTGTTAAATTAGCTAATCTAAAATCAATACCATCATTTGATATTTTTTGAGCTTGGCCACCATCGCTAACCATAATCACCGGTCCTGATTTTTCATTAGCGGCTAACCAACACATTAAATTATCATTTGTAGCAATGGTTGCAGGATTCAAACAACCATAATCTATATTTGAATAACTATTTTTTTGATAAGGGAAAAGAGTTAATCCAGTGTCATACCATTGTTCAGTCACATTATGGCCAAAGACATGCAACAAATTTCCTTTGCCAGGCATTTTTAATGCAGCAACAACCGTATCCGGCTTTGTTTGTAAAAATCCATCGTTAGGTGCATCATCAGGCCAAGAAGTTCCATCATTTGGAGAAGATAATCTCCATTGATTCGTGCCAGTGGATACGCTAATGAAATAACCGTCTTGAAATGAAATATAACCAGGAATAAAATCTATTGAAGCAATACTGAATGTATTGGCGTTGAAATTATAAATGTAAATATTGGTCAAATCACAAATAGCAATTTGTCCGCCGTTATTACCATCGATATAAACAGTTCCAGCAGTCGTAGCTAATAATCCAATTCTTCGTACGCCTAAATAAGCATCGACTAAAAACACACTGTCATCGACAACCGCAACCATTTTTCCTAATGTTGAACTTGTAAATAATCCTCTCCCAATACCACCTGGCAATAATTCAGTAGCTATAGCATAACCAGCGTAAGGTCCCAACCAGTCATCCGTAATAATCATGTTGAAAGTTTCTTCAACCGATATTTTTGGATATCTTCCAAAAGATGTTGAACCTACAATATCTAATGGAAGTGATTTAGTACCAGGTGAAATAGGTTTCATAATAATGATAGTCTTATATATTTAATAATTTTTAAATTATTCATCAAGGTCTCCAGCCCTTGCCCAAATTCACATCACCGAAGTTATAACCTCCACTCTTACTTAATGTGGTTAAAACATCTGTTGTAAGATCAATTGGACTCGTATCCATAATTAATAATTCATATTCATTTAATTGTTGCTGACTTTGCGGATTAAATGAAACGGTATATTCACTACAAATATATGCGGCTAACGCATATCTAAAATATTCGATATAAAACAAATCAAATACAGTTGTTAAATCAAAATCTAATGTAACTTCTGGTATTGAAAATTTTCCTATGATATTAATTTGATATGTATTATCTGGTAAGAAATAAACATATAAATTTGCACCACCTAATGTTCTCTCCATGTGCCAACTAAATGGCAGCGTTTCAATATTATTGACGCGAGGCTGACCAAAATATTTTCTTCTTGGTATATAATTCATTGCGTAACGAACATTGTTTAAATTGAATGATATGGATTCAATTTCAAGCAAGTTTTCAATATAATATTCTTCTTGTCCTATGATAAGATTCTGTGTATAGGGCGTGTAATAAGGTATTAATCTCTTATCCGCAGTCTTTACAGCTAATAATGCATTAAACAAATATAAACCATCTGTTATTTGTTGACCGGAAACTGTTTGAAGTTGTCTTGCAACTATTCCAGATAGATAATAAGCATTCGTTATTAATTGTAATGCTGAGTATGCCATTATTTTCCAACATAATATTAAATTAAAAAATTCACTGCTGGAAAAATGTTAAACCAGCAGTGAAAACTTTTTTACAAATTCATAACAAATGATTTGACTCTCAAGTTTGCCAAATCACTACCATTTGTTACGAAATAATCAACTGTAGGAACACCAGAATTTAATATCGCCGGACATTCAAAATCACCAGAAATACTAACAGATGCAACTTGACCTATTGTTGCAACAGTTGTAGTACTAGAAGAACCATGAGGAACAACTATCAATTGATGTCCAGCCGTAGCAGGAACAAAATTAGTTCTTAAAGTAACATCGATATTTGAGAATGCTGGAACAACAGCGCCTAGGGGTACAGCAGTAGCAGTAGTGGCTGTACCACTTGTCAATACGGGGACAGGAGCATCATAAGTAAGTCTGCGCCAACTATTTATTCCGTATTGATACATTAAATAGAACTGACTTGAACTATTAGTTGCCCAAGCTCCTATCAAAGCAAAAGAACTGTAACCACCTGGGCGATAAGGCAATGTATTGCTTAGAGATAAAAGTGATGCGGTTGGCAAATTGTTTGTATTATCATAAATAACATATTCATAATATAAAGTGTTTGGAGCGACAGTTCCGGTATCTAATCCGTTAACGCCATTTGAGGATAAACTCAAAGTTAATGGAGTATTAACAAAAATATCGAATACATTAGTGGAATCACGGCATTGGCCTGTTCCGATAGTTAGAGTTGTATTAGATGCCCATGTGGTTGTAAGACCATTAACATACTCTAATCCATCATTTACAATCTGTTCATATAAACTCATTTTAATATTCCTCTATAAATTATTGTGTGACTGGGAAAAGAATACGCATTGAGTATTCAGGCACTAATGTACTCCCCATAATGGCGTCATTAATGAATCCCATTTGGTTTTGACCGAATAAAGAACCGTGTGTATATCTCAATGCAATACCTGTATCGGGATCAGCCTTGTATGCTGTTGCATACGGACTTTGATCAGGCAATTGTGGCATTGCTAAATAAAGTGCATTACCGCTATAGACAATTCCGCATTTATGAGTTGGCATAACTTGAACTTGCATGCCAGCCACAATGTTATAAATAATATTTTGATTTTGATTACCAGATTGAGAACACAACGCTGGATATATATTGACAGTAACTTGACTTCCTGCGCTGGATGCAGCACTAGCTGTTGCCCTTATTTGAACTGGGTTTGCAGATAATTTTTGACCGATAAATATCAAATAACGAAGATTTGGTTGACCGGAAACTCCATCAATGAACTGCATTAAATCACCAGAAGCAATACAATTTGGGTCAGAAGCTCCCGATGTCACGCTGAAGGTAATTTGAGTGATATTAGCACCGGTTGGATCATTGGTACTTACGACTGTCATCAATTGTTCGCTTCCAGAAGAATTACCTACACTTCCTGCATTGTGTATTGGAAGTAAGTTAGATTGGTACCAATCACAATTAGAAAATCTTCCTAATTGCCATTCTAAAGCTAATTCTTCGTTACGATTCATAACGAATTGATTTAACCCACTATTAGCAATATCAGGAATTGCGATATCAGATAGAATGGATTTAACTTCACCAGCAGAACCATAGTTGCGGAAATAAGCCAGCATTTTAGCTAATTGCCCGAAAGAATTGATCGGAGTAATCCCGTCTGAAAAAAATCTGTAAGGACCGCTTTCTGTATGAAGAGCACCTGTCAAAACTTCTCCTTGATAAACAGGGACAGCACTTGCGAAGTTCAAAAGCAAGTTAGATTCAAGTTGAGTTCCTAATTCTTTAATAGCCCCTTTACCGAACTTTTCCATATAATCTTCAACGTTGAAAATGAACTGCTCAGCAGAGAATGCATACGAAGTACTAAACTGCTGGTCAACAGTTAAAGGTTGTACACGTTGTTGCGATGCTTGGAACTGAGCGACTAAACTATTAATCGTGTTATATCGAACTGGCAGATCGAACGTCACCGTGGTGCCCAAATTGCCGGTCAGATCCTGGAAGTTGTTGAATTTTTTGTTTGAGATCGAAATACCACAAAATAAGTTATCAAGAAATGCAATACCAGATTTCTGATAAGTTTGTACCTGTTGAAGTATATTTGAGGGTAAAACAGCCATTATTATTCTCCACTAATTTATAAAAAAATAGAGATAATGGCTGACTAACTTACTATGGTCTTAAATAGGACTGCTTCTTTAATTCAGGAACAGACATATTTTTATTAGAGCCACTATCCTTTAAACCTGTTGGTGAAGGTTGTATTTGCTTTAATGGCTCATTCGCAGTTTTCATCTGACTACCCAGTTGATTATTTTTAATCGATTGGGATAATCTCTGAAGTTTTTCTTTGGCTAATCTAGGCGCCTTATCCATTGTGGAAAGGAGCATTAGATAAGCTTCTTGCCCTTCAGGAGTTTTACCAAAATGGTGTAAGACATCCTCGGTATTATCTATTTCTCGCAGTAAATTTAATAAATCTGGTTGTGCTGCGGCAATATTTAATTTACTTACAACATCTTCAAAATCAGAATATTTATCAATTCCTTTCTGCACTCTTTGTACGACATCAGATACCATATGTTCGTAATAAGCATCTGCTTTAGCTTTTTTCTGCATCTCCACAAAGATTCTTTCGATTTCTTCTGGAGAAGTAGTGATTGTTGAAGAAGAAGTTGAGGTTGTAGAAGAAATATTGGAAGCTTGTGCAGCCTTTGCGGCTTGCGCAGCTTGATATTGCCTATCAGCTTCAATTCTATCTCGTTCAATTCTACGAGCTTCTGCTTTCTGATCCCCTACAATCTTATTAACTTCTGATTGTGTAAAAACCCTTTCTTTTGGTGGCTCCTCTGCTTGAAGTATTTCTGGAGAAGGAGTGTTATCTTCTAATCCAAAATTATTTTCAATCGTTCCTTCCGGATCTGCCGTTGGGGCCACACCTGCAATCTGAGTCTCGCTCATACGTTTAAACCTTCTAGTTGATTGTTAACCCCATCACGGTAGTGCCTCTTTTATCGTCAGAGTCCCGACTATTTGTACCGGATAGCTCCGTGACACCTAACTTATCAGACCAAAAATATATTGTCAATAGTTATCCACAGGTTATTCACAGGTTATCCACAGGATGGTAATATAGGGTCATGGATACACAAGAATTAACAGAATACAAAGCAAAACTTTTAGGCTCTCCGCTCTTATTTACTCAAGTTTTTTTCAAATTAATAACAGGGAAAGACTTTGTATTAAGTAATCCGATAGGGCGAGAAAGTCATTTCATTACTATTTTTAAAGCTCTAAAAAAGGTTTTTGATGGAGAAATAAAAAACCTAATTATCGCTATTCCACCAAGATATGGGAAAACAATAAGTTTGGTTTATTTTGCAGCTTGGGCCATAGCAAGATATGGAGATTGCAACTTTCTTTATACGTCATGTGAAAAAGGATTAGCGACCACTCAAACTCAATATATAAGAGAAATAATTAATCATCCTCTCTTTTATAAGCTCTTTGGAACTCAAGTAACAGAAGATACTAGGGCTAAACATAATTTTCATACCGATAAAGGAGGTTCTGTTTATGCTTGCGGAGCCGGTGGAACCATTATTGGAAGAGGGGCCGGAATAAAAAATTGCAACCGATATGGAGGGTCTATATTGGTAGATGACATCATCGATGCAAATGATGTGCTAAGTGAAACCATCAGAAAAGATAGAAATGAATGGTATCTACGTTCTTTAGAGGGTCGCGTTAATAATGCGGCTCTTACATCAAAAATGGTCATAGGTCAACGATTACATGAAGATGATTTAATTGCCAATCTTATCAAACAAGGAGGTTGGACGGTTATTTCTATCCCAGCATTAGATGAAAATAATAATGCTCTATATCCAGAAGAACACACTACAGAAATGCTTCTAAAAATGAAGGAGCATAAAAAATACGTCTTTGCTGCTCAATATCAACAAACTCCATTACCCGCTGGAGATGGAATTTTCAAAGCTGAAGATTTCATCTTACTTTCAGAAGAGCCAAAAATTTATTCTACTTTCATAACAATTGATACAGCTGAAACGGATAAAGATTATAACGATGCGACTGTTTTTAGCTTTTGGGGCCTTTATAAAATAAAACAACCTAAATTTAATGTAATGACTAATGGTTTCTTATCTGAAACCACTGAAATTGAAACAGATTTAATAGGATTGCACTGGATTGATTGCGTTGAATTGCGCGTGGAACCTAAAGATTTACTCAATAATTTTATGGATTTTTATGCAGGCTGCATGCGTCATAAAGTCAAACCAAAAATTGCAGCTATAGAAAAAAAATCTACCGGCGTCACGATGTCTTCTATTTTATCTGGAATGCAAGGATTACAAATATTAGATATTGAAAGGACTCGCGCATCAGGAAACAAAACAGCACGCTTTTTAGAAGCTCAACCTTATCAAGCCTCTAAAAGGATTTCATTCCTTAGAAATGCACGCCACGCTCAAATGTGTATATCTCATTGCGAAAAAATAACGGCAAATGATGCTCATCGTTTTGATGATATAGCAGACACCATGTATGACGCTATAAAGATAGGGCTCATCGATGAAGTTGTTTCTCGTGGAACATTTTCCTCGCATACACAAGCTGATGATGTCGTAAACATATTGGCTTCTCACTATAAACAATTGAACACCATGCAGAGCAGAGTATATGAACAATATAGACGCTAAAAATCAGGAAGATGAATCAGAAGAAACAAAACTTCAACGATTTAAAAAGAATGTCGAAGAATCGAGAGAATATGATGCTCACAATATTACTCGTTACCATGAATCTCGCCGTTTTGTCTTCAATACCAGCATGAAGGATGATGAGATATCTATCAATTCATCTATTAGCAAACCATCAATCGAATTCAATATTCAAGAAGCATTTGTCTCTCGCCTACGCGGTGAATTTTCAAAACAGGAACCTTCTTTTGCAACATCTGCTGCTGATGACACCACCATTGATATGCAAACTATTAAAGCTGTGGAGGGTTATCTGAGACATGAATTGTTTGAAACTAATAAAGATGGATGTGAATATAATACATGGACTGATACATTAAGCGGGGGATGGAGTGTTTGGAAAGTATGGACTGAATATGCTCACCCTATGTCTTTCAATCAAGTGATTAAATTTGGACGTGTTTATGAACCTACTCTCACAGGCTTCGATCCATTGGCGATGCTACCTACAAAATCAGATGGACGTTATTGTTTTCATCTTTATCCTAAGTCTAAAAATGAATTAGCCGCAAAATATCCTGATATTGACTGGGATAGATTCAAAGAACAAAAGAACATTGGTGGATTTTCATGGACATTCAAAGCAGGTGATAAAGATATTGTTTTAATGTGTGATTATTATGAAAAAGTTGTAAAAAATGAAGAAATTGTATTGCTTTCTGACGGCAAAACAATGATTGAAAAAGACTATAAAAAGAAAATTAAGAACTGGTCTCAAACCAATCCTTTTGAGCAACCTCCTATTGTTGTAAAAAGACGTAAATCAGAAATAACGAATATCAAGCGAACTATCTTTATCTCGACGCAAATTCTAGAAGAAGAAGATACAGATTTCGAAGATTTACCTCTTGTCTTTGTAGATGGAAATTCCATTTATTTACGTGATAGTTCTGACGGACCGGTTCAAAGAATGACAAGACCTTACTGCTATCATCTGCAGGGGGCTCAAAAATTAAAGAACTTTGCTGGCCAATGCTTGGCACAAGAGCTTCAAAGTATGGTGCAACATAAATTCATGGTAGCTAAGGAAGCAATTCCAGCTCAATATGTTGAAGCTTATAAAAATAATCAGGTTCCAAATGTCCTGATCTATAATGCTTTCCATAATAATAATCCACAATATGGAACGTTGCCTCCTCCTCGTGAAATTGTACGACCCCCTATCCCCCCTGAAATCATGAATACCTTCGTAGGCATGGATGGATTATCCCAAACTATTCTGGGATCCTATGATGCTTCCTTGGGAGTAAACGATAACCAATTATCGGGGGTTGCGATTGTAGAAGGCGCTACTCAATCGAATGCAGCTGCGATGCCTTATGTAGTGGGATTTCTTCAAGCTTTAACCCAAGTCGCAAAGATTTACGTCAATTTGATGCCAAAATATTATGTAACCGCCAGAACCATTCCAGTATTAGATGCTGATTCTAAACGTAGTTATATACGCATTAATGATAAAGAAGATCCTAATAGTATTAGTTTCGATTATGGTAGAAATGCCATTAATGTAAAAGTCGAAGCAGGTTCTAGTTTTGCCATTCAAAAATCTAAAGCATTAAATCAAATCATTTCAGCATCCAATGCAATGCCAGCATTCGCTCAATTTATGAACGAAAAAGGACTTGGTGTATTTGTGAGCAACTTAGAATGCAAAGATTCTGACCAATTAAAAGTCATGGCTGATGAATATATGAACGAATTGATGCAACAAAAACAACAAGCTCAAAATCAACCCAATCCCATGCAAATGAAAATGCAATTAGAACAACAAGAGCTGCAATTACGTGCTCAAAAAATGCAACAAGAGGCTTCATTGGGGGCCGCCAAGGTGGGAGTAGCTCAACAAGATTCAGAAAATGATCGAATAAAGATTATTATGCAAGCTCATCAAGATCATCAGGAAAATCTCATAGAAGCTGGTAAACAACAGACTGAAAAAGTAAGAGCTGCGGCTGATTTAGCCATACAAGAAGCTCAACATCATCATAATGTTGAGAAAGATCATGCCGATCACCATCATAAGCTACTGCAAACTCTTTTTCCTACCACTTATAAAAGTTAGTTAGCAGCTAACGCCTGCTCAGCGCCTGCTCAAAATAGGCGATACAGATGTTATATATTCTTATTCCATATCTGAACTGGCATCGGATGGTGTACTTTTCTGGGACTAATAAGAATAGGATATGGAAATGCTTTATTAAGAAAATTCATTAATAAACAAATAGTTAATTTTGTTTATTAATATAATAACTTTTCCTAATAACCACAAACCAATTAAAATTATGGGTATTGCCACCCAAGAATGACAGCACACACCAAATAAAACTACTAAAAGCCCTAGTATAGGAATCAACATAATATTATTTATAGTAAACTCATCCTACTTTATCCTTCTTTCCCATAAGCTTTTTAGCGCTTTTCAAAGCTTCATCCATAGTTTTAGCTATCAAGGTCTTTTCACCCGTTAATCCATGAGTACAGACTGTATAGCCATTATCAGCTTTTTCTATACGAACTGATTGCTTTGGTTTGTATCCAATAATGGTTACTTCTGGAACTTTTGATTCTTTTTTAGTCTTTTCAGCTTTTTTAGTCATATTTATCTACCTTGATAAGATTGATGAGCAATAGTGTCTTGCTTCAGCTGGGCTAAAACAGTTAAATCATGTTTAATTTTGGCTCTAACGGCATCACGTTGTGGATCATGATCTAAATAAAATCGTCTAATTTCAGCAGGAAATTCAATATTCCTTTCTATAAAAATCTTTACCATCTGATTGATAAATCCAGTAAGGCGCTTAATCTCTTTTTGAGAAACCTCAAAAGTATGCCGCGGAACTGGATGCTCTGCAGCGTAGTGCTGATTAATTTCGGTTACTACTGACATAAAATCCTCACTTAATATTCTCGTTCATATTGTTTAATTAATTCATCCAATATCTCAGGATCAGCATCCATATTGATATTGGCGTTAAAGTTCTTATTGACAACAGGCGCTATATCTCCTTGCATCTTGTTCAATTCAGCTATTCCATCAAGTCCAACCTTAGCCAATTGAGCATTTGTAATGGGAACATCATCTGGTATTGTATCATTTATGAGCTTACTTAGCTTTTTTACTTTCCAATGAAGGTCCACTTGTAATTCTCTCTCCACGTTTCGTAATTTAGGTTCTAAATATTTTTGGACTGATTTACGATGCAACGTTTGATATCCTGATTGCATAGGATATTTAAAGCCAGCAGCCTTAGCTGCTTTTGTAGCATCAAAGCCATTTTCATCTTTTAAATATTCTTCACAAAATTTACGTTGCATAGAGGTCAAACCATCCGAATTGGTGTAAAACTGTTTATCTTTATAATACTCAACTTGTTTTGCCATGATTAATTATTATATTTTTATCTCTATCTTCCGCTAAATCAAAAGAAACGTAATTTAGATCTATTTTTTTCTTTCTCTTATATCTAATACGAACATTCTCAGCATTGAGCTGTTGTCTTTTTTGCAACAGTTCAAACTGATTTTTTTGGTCGACCACGTTTCTTTGGTTGCGCATTGGATTTTGTCTCATCTGGTTTAATATAATCATTTATGTCAAAAGGGACAGAATCACTATCGTCATATTGATAATGCGGTTTTGGTATAGAAGTTCCCTCATTATAAAATTGCAATAATGATTCTTTTTCTTCATATCTACCAGTCCCATTACACAGATTACATTTACGTGGAACTCCTCCTACCATCATATTTTTAGTACCGCTACATCGTCTGCATGTATAATTAATCATTACATTTCCTTATATATTCATCAGATTGAATCAAACTAGCTATTTCATCAGTTGTAGGCTCGCCTATTGAATACAAATAGCTGTCTAACGGATAAGGCACGCCATTTGTAGAATACATATATTCAAATTCTTGCATCATTGGATATTTTAATAACATTTATTCACCTTTAAATCTTTCAGCCAATCAGAAGCTTTCATCGTAATAAGCCATTCACCTCTATTCTTGTAATGCGCCACAATAGGAATAGCTGTTCCACAATCAGTAGATGCTTGTTCTAATGCATCTCTAACATTTAGCTTTTCAACCCATTTGACTTCAAAGTGATATTTAGCTAATTCTGAACAAATAACATCCGCGCTATGTTCTGAACCGCAAAATTGCTGAGAACGATAAGCACTAGTAAAGCCAGCAGAATGTAATATGTCTTTCCAGGCTCGTTCACCACGTTTACCTTTATCTTTAGAATTAATCTTTTTTGTCATTATTCCAAGCTTCCCATTGACCATGCGCCGACCATAGCGCACAACACATTCTATTATTTACATTCTGTTTCACTTTTGGATTCATGCAATATCCATAATTACTTCTTACTAACGATACAAATTTACAATTAAGGCAGTTAGTTCCTTGTATGTTTTTTGGTAATGTAATCAAATCAGCGGCTTTTGCTCTATCTATTGCAGCTTTATTATCTATATATACGCCACCTAAAGGATTAACTTTCAGCATGTTTATCCTCTAAAATCCACTCTAAAGCTTCTAAATAACCTTCTGCAATAATCTTTTCCATTATATCGGTACCGTTTCTTAAGCCACGCATTTTTTTCAAAATTAATTCTTCTCTATTAATTTGTTTTTTGTACGCTTCTGTTTCTTCCCATTTAACAATTTTGCCATTCTCTCTAACCCTAACTGTTACTTTCAAATCTCCTGTCTTCATCCAAATAGAGGGCCCTTGTGACCACTTATTATCCCTTTTAATAATACCATCTAAAGTGAATTCACATATGAATTCACCATGATTACTACATTTAGTAATACCAACTAAAGGAAATTGCGATGGCTCCTCTCTTTTATATAAAATAAACACTTCTCTATGCCATCCATCTACTACTGGATATCCGTCCAATGCTTTTTTATAGTCGAATGGTTCTTTACCATCTTTTTCTATCGTAATATCCATCAATTATTATCCTGTTGAAATAATGTTGGTCTGGGTAGTAGGATTCGAACCTACGACCTCCTGCTTCCAAGGCAAGAGCGCTGACCAGGCTGCGCTATACCCAGATGTAATATAGCCCCAACAAAGGGGCATCTAATTACATCTTTTTGGGTCGACCACGTCCTTTCTTTTCCATCTTCTCTTCTTTTTTCATTTTAGGCTCTTCTTTGCTGCCCATACTATCCATAGCCATTTTGTGATGTTCACGTGCTTTTTCAAGATGCTTATCCATTTTCATCATGTGTTTAGCTATATGACGCATTTCTTTATTGTGCATTTTGCCTTCTTCTTTCATGTCAATTCCTCGAGGTTAATAATAAAAATGAAAATATTAATGCCCACGCTATAATATTTTCGTAACAGATTATATCCAAATAATTACCTAAATGGAATTATTTTTCTTTTTTACCTTTACCTAATTTCTTATTAGCTTTAGCTTTAATTTTAGCAGCTGTAGATTTATTTAATTTACCTTCTTCTTCCATTTGAGTGGCCCTAGCTTTGGCATTTATTTGCCTTCCTTTTGTATCAAGTGGGTATTTTCTTTCTTTTGGTAATGCAAACTCCTTATTAGATAAATCATTTCTACGTTTGGAAGTAATTTTAGCCATTATGTTTCTCCAAGTAAGTTTTCATTTTTAATAATAATTCAGTAGCTCTTATTATTTCCATTGACATTTTTTATAAATTATAAATAATGGGATATATCATATCCTAAAAGGTAAATAAATGAAACAAATGTATTCAAATGCAACCGTTTATTGGAACGAACAGGAAATCGAAGAAAGAGAAGCTATTACAAAGATTATTTACCAAATCCTTAAAAAAACATGGACTAGACTTAATCCTGCTGTGAAGTTCTGTAGAATAGAAACTCCTATATTAACACCTGAATCTTATCTAAAAGGGCATACTGATGAAGGTTTCCCTATGATACAAACTGAACATGGTTATTTAAGACCTGAAATAGCGGGTGGTTGTTTTCAGGCTTTCTTTGATATTTTTCCTCAAGAAAACCAACGCAATAAGTTGTTACCTATCTGCATATGGCAAACAGGCAAGTCATTCAGAGATGAAAAAACATCTGATACGATGAGGGCGAGCAAATTAAGATTACGTGAATTCTGGCAGCTAGAATTCGAGCTTATCTGCGCTGAATCAACTAAGGCTAATTATATGGAAAGGGGAATAGAAGCTATTCAAACAAGATTTTCTAATATGGGTAATGAGAATTATCTTGAAGAACCTACCGATTTGCCACATTACAGTATCAAAACTATAGATTGGCACATTAATAAATTAGAAGTAGCGGGATGCAGTATTAGAAATGATCTTCCAGGCTATCAAATTCACGAAATATCAATAGGCCTGGACAGATTATTAGGTCTTATTTAAACATGTATCTCTATATAGTTTGTTATAGAGATAGATTGTACCTTTTTTTGTACTTTTTCCTCTATTTCTTGAACAAGCAATTCGCCTATACTTTTAATATCATCAATGTTTTCAATCTTTCCATTCATTTCTATAACAGTACAATAACCTCCATTTATATCGTGAGTAATATAATTGCAATGAACAAAATAACGCATTTTAGATCTCCTTTAGTTTAAGTAATCTTCAAAAGAAACAAGTGATAAATCTAAACTATCACTCGTTTGCACCAAATAATAAATACTAGGCGCCCCCATAATAAGAGCAGCATTTAGTGATACTTGAGACACAAGAGGCTCATTAGCACTATCACTAATAAAACTGGGGATAGTGGTTGCAGTAATATCAGCTATCAAACTGAAATAATTACCATTTGCATTTGCAGTATAGGAAGAATTGAATAAAACTGGAATAGAAATAAGGGCCGGAACTTTTCCAGTTAAATCAATCTGAGTGTAAGATGTCCCCGTTCCTGCTGATAAGACGGAAACAGGCGACGGATAAATATAAATCTTAGATGATGGCGTAGGAGTACAGACAAATGCTACAAAATGAGACGCCGAGTTGGTTAATGCATACCCTATTCGTCTATATATATTATATCCAGATGGCATCGTAGGGAATAAAAACGAAGTTGACATAATAGAACCAATAGTAGCTGGATTAGCTGTCGTCCCTATCGCATATATTCCATAGAATGTACTTGGAGCCACAGAGCCTGTATCAATACCATTGACTCCAGTTGTTCCAGAATTTAACGTTAAAAAATAGGGAAGGTTGAGTAATGTAGTTCCAAAAGAATCTAAAGCATTTCCTGGTAATATGGATAAAGTAGTGTTGCTAGCAACACTAATAACTAATCCTGTCACCGGCCCTGGTGGCGTTATTAACATAAATAATCCTTAAATAAATAATAAGGATAATAAGCATATCATAGGAGAATAGGCTAATCTACTCTTGAATATTCACCTGTTCTATCCGGTAAAACAAAAGGCTTATCTTCTTGAACATCTAATATTTTACGAAGAGCATCACCAAATTCTTTAGGTAAAGTGAGAGGATATTTTTCAATGCACATATAGCATCTCCCTCTATCTGGGAAATCAAGAAGGACGCCTCCTAATTGTTTATCACCGCATTTATCGCATATCATCTACTATTTCCCAATCATTAGATAATAGGTCTTCACTATGTAAAATGAAATCACCTACTATTGTATATAATTCTTCGTGATAATAAATTTTATTATTTCTCTTTACCAAATATCCTGGATATTCAGTAGCCCAGGATTTATTTCTCACTTTCTCGCCAGCTTTCAATTGTATAAGAGCATCACTAAAGTTCATTCTATAATATCCTTAGCTAAATACCGTTTATAAAATTCAGGAAATCCTTTAATCGAATATCTCAAAAGCTCTTCACCATATTCACGCCATAAGAATTTTTTAATATCCTCTTGGCATTCTTCTGTGATATCTCGTTTCACTTCAATAAGCAATTTTCCAATATCTCGAGGAGAACCTTCTAATTCTCCTTTCTCAGTTAAATGCTGAACTGATTTATGCCATCTGGCTTCTGTTCTATAACTTTCTTTCATTTGTTCCCATTTACCTATTCCTGTATGTTCTCTAGACCATGATTTTTTATGTATTTCCTTAAATCCTTCTGATACATACTTGCCGCACATAATAGGAATAGGCTGGCCACCTAACAAGAAAGGCTTTTTATAATTTTTAACGACAAATCCCTCAATTTTAGCCCCCCCCAAATAAGATTCGGTATCAAGAATGTTATCTAATTCTAAAGATTGAAATTCTCCTGATCCTAATAAAGGGATACAGTCTATAGATAGTAATTCTGCCATTTCTTGAAGAAATGAATATTGGCAATAAAATAAATCTACATTTTTTTGATATACGGCAAATAAACATAATGTATTTTTAGGTATTCTTTCATATTTAAGAACATTATGTTTGGGAGACTTCAAATATTCACAGTAAAATACTGTATTATTTGGCATCTTGCTTTCAATTGAAAGAATGTAATTAACAGCATCTTTGAACATCTTCTCAGGCTGAAGGATATTTAAATCTGCACCTTTACTTCTGCAATATAATTCTCCATCAATAAGACCGAATGAAAATTGCGAGCCATCAACCTTCTCAGTAATTTCTATCTCACCTTGAAGAATATCTCCAATGTAGTTTTGCCCTAATGAGAATACTTTTGGAAATGATTTAATCATGGATTAGATTCCTTTGTTTTAATTCTTTCATTTTCAATTATTATTTTCATATCTTCTATATCATCTTCTTCTATAAGATAGTGCAATATTCTTAATTTTTCCTGTAAATAAGCTTCTTGAGCTGTCTGCATTACATTAGGTAATACTATAGCCCATAAAATCTCATCGCCTGATTGGATATTAACCAGTTCTTGTATTAATTTTATTTTTTCTTTTAAATAATCGTTATTCATCCTAAACCCTCTATTTGGTGGATACCCTAGGAGTCGCACCTAGCGGGCCATAGACAATCGATTTACAGTCGATCCTCGCGC